GATTAGATTTATACTAGCGTTGTTGTTCCTTTGTCCGCTCCGCCCGGTCTTCTCCGGGATTATTACCGGATGTGTGACTAACGGTCTTGGACAGCCTGACAGCTCGTCCTTGACCTTTACTCCAGTCCCGCCAACAAACGGGGCGGCGCTGTACAACGGCGCTAGTATAATCTCGATGTTGCCGGTGAGGTTTGTGCCTGACGAGAACGGGTGCTTCACGAAGTACTTCACTCCGGGGAACTACTGGCTCAGTTCCCCGATTTTCTCGTGTCCGCAGTGGTTCTCAGCGCCGACGAATGACGGACCGATTGACTGGCGGGTTTGTATGACGAACCTGGTAGCGTATGTGCCGGTGACGAATAACGTATACTACCAGACAATCACTACGAACGTTACAATCAACTACTACAGCGGGTCGAACGGTCCCTCAGGCGGAGCTGTCTTGTCGAATCTCCCGGTTGCCTCTGTAACCGGCGACAGCCTCGTTGCCGGGGACACTCCGTCGAATGTGGATTCCCGGTTTGTCGTCGCTGACATAATCGCACTGGCGACGAATAACGCTGCGCCGTTTCCCTTTGTGGTTGTCCAGACAAACGGGAGTTTCATAGCGAACGGCACCGTTTATCTTAATCCCGGGTCGATGACTGCGGGGATTCAGGAGGCGATACACTGGTTGCTCGGTACCAACGGTCCCAACCGAAAACCCGGTGGCACGATTTACCTCGCTCCTGGACCGTTTTATACTCTCACTAACATCTTGATACCGGGGCCTGATTGGGGGACAAACATGGTCACCCTCAACATCGAGGGTAGTGGGAAAATATCAAGCGGGATAACCTATGTTGGGTCAGTGACTCAAGAGGTAATGACGGTAGAACCGGTGTATGTCGGCGACCCAGTCGGAGGCAATTTTCCGGACACTGTGAGCGTATCGTTTAAGAACATGTACATGTCGTCAACGCTTGATGGGTGCACCAATATCCTACGCATTACGGCGGCGCACCCGTTGGGTTCTTACGCCGGTGTCGGGTCCGTAGAGTCCGCCGATATTTACCGGTGTATCTTTCTCTACGGAGCGATGACCAACTCAACCTGGTCTCACGGCCCGGCAGGAACGACAGAGTTCAACCTGATTGGGATTAACGTTGACTGCAATTTCAACGATCAGATAACGATTCGGGACAGTACGTTCATCGGTCTTAACTGCGGCATCTCGTTCGCCTCTGACTGGGGTGCGATTGAGAACAATGCGTTTGAGAACTGTGGAATCGCCGGGAGGTGGGGACAGAATCTATGGCCGACAAACTCGCCCTACTGGATAGGGGCGAATGTGGTTTTCAAAGAGCCGTCGACGGGGTCGTACGACGGAAGCGGGAACTACACCGGGCCGTTGAATGACAACTTCTGGTGGATTTCGGGAAACGAGTTCGTGGCTGCCCCTCTGAACTACCTCGCGTGGCTGCCCGTCCCGTCGTCGTACTGGCAAATGGCGGGGACGATAAATATTTACGGGGACGGGAAGGAGATTGACACGGCCGCCGACCCGTCTGCGCAGCCGATTTGTGCGACGACCGGTGCAAGGTTCTGTTTCTTCACGCCTAAGAGCTATTATATTGGTTACTGCGACCTCGGGTACTATCTCACAAACTGGGCACAGAGCGGTTGGAGTAATGCGTTCTCTGCCCGTAACCCCTGTCCGCATGGGATGGTAAAGGTTCTGGACCCGGCTACTTATCCCTATACTATGTTGGACCCAACTAACGTCCCCGTCGCCGGCGGGAATTACGGAACCAGGTATAACGGAACCAACTTCTACTTCGACAGTGTTGTCGGCTGGGGGAACTACACCGATGCGAGTAACTCCCTTGTGCTGGCTTACGGCGGGGCAGTGGTCGATCTGGTCCCGACGAACCCGGCGTTGCCGCATGTAGCCTATTCACCAATCTCAGCTCAGGGGTTTATCAATCAGGCAACCGGGTGGGCAGGTGGGACCAACTCAGCCCCGGGTAACACCAATAGCATCGTTAGCTGGGCGAACTATACCAACCTGAGCGACGGCAGCGTCTTCAAATACCCGCTTTATCAATGAGATACGTTGTCTTAGAGAACTTCAAGTTCGGGCTTGACAGCCGTCGGTTGGCTTTGTCGAGTCAGCCCGGGACTCTGGTCAAGCTGGAAAACGCTCACATCACCCCAGGTGGTGAGGTCGAAAAGCGGAAGGCGTTTGTGCCGTTGGCAGCCGGCGGTCTGGCCGGGACGTTCGGGCTTGAGGCGACGTCTGATGGACTGGTCGTCTTCGGTGGGTTACCGGTTGGTACATCACCCGGCTTTACCGGCACTGCGTCTCTCCCACCCGGGGTATCGTATATCCCGGTTATTCATCCGTATCCGTACTGCTTCGGCTGGGGGTTTTACTCCGCGACGGTTCATGCCTTGCAGAGCGTGGTGTTTTCTCGGAACTACAACGGGAAGGCTTTCGTCGCAGCGAAGTTTGTAGATGGGAATACCTTTCTCTATTATGGGACGGGTACGGTTTCGGGATTTGGGACGGTCCCTATTGCAACCCTTATCCTACAGAGTTCCGCCGGGATTGTCGTTCCCAAGTCGCCTACTACCCCGATGACTCCGAGCGACATGGCAACGCTGTTGGCAAAGCAAGCCGCGACGTTGGGAGCCGGGTGGAACGCGCAGGCGACGGGCGGCGGGACGGTGATCCTGACCTCTCCATCAGGGGAGTATTTTGAACCGGTGACCACGGTTAACTCCTCCGTCGGCGCACTCGCCTCTACTCTCGTGGGGTATGATTTTGTGGGTAACTCGGTTCCGGCCTACCTTAGTGCAACGAACCATGGCTTCGGGCTGTCGTCGGTACCGTCGGCAACAGTTTGTATGGCCGCGTCTTACTACCCGCAGAAGACGAGTTTGCAGTCGTTGGGTCGGTGGCAGACGTCGGGCACGACTTTTAACTTCTATCTTAACCCCAGTGAAACGCTTTACCCTGTTGCCAGTAATATTGTTAGGATAAGTGGTACAGCGTTTCATCCGGGAGCGTATAAGGTCATCGGGAGTGGGTTCGATTCCCACGGGAAGTATTTTACAATCGGGGTTTCGGGCTCCTCGGGGGACTACACCGCGGATACGACAGGGTATTTTGAACTCCTTTATGCCTTCTGCGTGGATGAGAGTTTCAACGTGACAGGTGCAACGACCACCACCGTCGCGGCAGCTATGGCCGCAGTGATTAACCAGAATATAATCGGGTACACCGCGCAGTCGTCGAATTACTCGGTTTTCCCGTTGGCAAACCCGGAGTGGGGGGATTTCCGGGGTTACTTTGAAATCTTTAACAGCGGCGGGGCATCGTTGCCACTTACGGCGGCGGGGACGCTGAATCTTACGGCGACGGTTAAGCCCACTTCGTTGACCACCGGAGGACAGGTCATCTGGAGCGGCGGGGTAATCACCCCGAAGAAGTTCACTTCTGGAAACGTGACCGTCTCTCCATCTGGCGGGACTATGGGGACGGGGTATAAGTTTCAATGGAGGGCGAAGGTGTCCGGAACGCCGATTGTTGTAAACAACCCAACCGGGGCGACGACCAGTTTCTCACTAACGGTTGCAACCGCGGCGGGAGCGGGGACGACGACAGCGGTTTATATTTGCACGGTTACTGATAATGCTGCGGTTCCTAACACGGTGACAGTTCAAGTCACCGTCATCTTCACAATCGGCATCGGTGTATGAGCGAGTATACTTTCACAGGTGGCGGAGCGTACGCAGCTCCGTACGGGCAGGAGCAGGTGTTCCAGTTCTTGGCGACCGCCGGGACTACGTGGGACAACGGGGACACCTGGCAAATCGACTCAGCGGCGGACCAGGGCGACTTTATGCTTGGTGCCGGGTGGGTTGCCGGGATTAACCCGGTTTACGGGTTGGCACTCGCAGAGCGGATGTATATTTGTGCGGGGTCGCAGTTTAATTTCAGTGACAATAACGATCCGTCCTCGTGGGAGGAGCAGAACCCGGGTGCGGGGTATGTTGATTTGTTGTCGAACTACGGTATTCAGGATACCACGATGTCCCTGGCGACTTACCAAGGTATGCTGGCAGTCTTAATGCAGCAAACCATCCAGATATGGGTTCCGAATGCGGACCCGACGCAGATGGTTTTGCGTCAGGTACTGTCTAATATCGGTACGGTGGCTTCATACAGTGTGCAGTCACTCGGTGACTGGGACGTTGTTTTCCTCTCTCAGACCGGATTCCGGTCGCTTCGGGTACGGGACAGCTCGCTGAATGCGTTGATCGTTGACCTCGGCACCCCGATTGATGCGATTGTGCAGAATGCTTTGTTGGGGTACATCCCCGGCACCACTCCCGCTCCGGTATCCATCGTCGACCCTGGAACAGGGAGGTACTGGTGTTTTCTGAATGACACCTTTTATGTCCTGTCCTACTACCCTAACTCAAAGATAACCGCTTGGAATACGTATCTGCCAACGTTCGCTAGTGGTGAGAATCAGGTATCGTTTGTCCCAACGCAGATTATCGTCTACAAGGGAAGGGTGTATGTCCGGGGGACGGCGAGCGGAACGGACTACGTCTTTCTATACGGTGGAGCGTCGAACAACGTCTACGACAAATGCGTTGCGACTGTACAGACTCCTTGGTTGCCCGCGAAGAAGCCGTCGTCGAACAAGATCGCCTTCGGGGTGGACCTGGCTCTCAGGGGTACCTGGTCGGTCTCCGTTTGTATGGACCCGACGGTGGTGAACCCATTCAGCAATCCTGGGACTCAAGTCGCCAAACTTAGCGGTTCCACCTACGACGCCTCGACACCGGACGGTATCCAGCCGGGACAATCCGGCCTGATAGCGTTGCCCGGTCGTGGAACCCACTTCGCCTTCTTTGCGCAGTGCAGTGACGATACGCCGGGACCGAATAACCCGGTTCTCTCCGCGCTTACATTGGTTTTCGAGGGAGCAGATGTGTCATGAGCATGATAATCCGTGAAGCCCGGCTGAGCGACATTGACGATCTGGTGGATACCGTTCGCCAGGATAGTCACTCAGTCGTCCGCCCGACTCATATCGTGGAGAAGAACGGCCTGACGATCGGCTACATCTCCGTCGCAGCTCTCCCGGTTTTCGGCGTTTGGATGCACACTCAGCGTGCAAAGGCGAGAGACTCTCTCCGGGTGGAGCAGTTCTGCGAGCAGACGGCTAAAGCCGGGGGTCTCAACCTGATCTGTATGCCGTGTTCGGTCACCAGCCCGTTCCATCCGTATATGGAGCGGTTAGGGTTCACCTCCTTCGGTCGTATGGATATGTTTATTAAATCACTATAAAATTATGTGCATGGGTGGTTCATCTGATTACGGGTCTAGCTTCGCGCTGCAAACTCAACTCAACAATGAGGAGTGGCAGAACAACGCGATGGCTAACCTCCAGCAAGTGTTTTCTGGGTATAACAAGGACTTTTACAACAAGGCGGCGAAGAACTACATCAAGGCGAACGAGCCGCAGTTAAACCAGCAGATCAAACAGACGAAGGACGCGCTGGGGTTCAAACTGGCGAACCAAGGGTTGACGAAAAGCAGCGCGGGGGTGAAGTTGGGGGATGCGTTGTCGAGGGATATAACCGTACAGCAGCAAGCTCTCGGTCAGATGGGGCAGTCGTACGCGGACCAGTTGAGGCAGCAGATCACGGGGTATGAGAACACCGTCGCCCAGCAAATCCAATCGTCCTCGAATCCGACTCTCGCCCTGCAAACCGGGATTGCTGGAATGCCGGCTTACACGGCACAGCAGACAGTCGCCGGGCAGTTGCCTAACTTGTTCGGCAACTTCGCACAGCAGTACCTTTTATCCAACCTAGCCGGCGGTGCCGGTTCACTCGCTTCGGCCTCTCTTTACGCTAGTCCCGGTGGTGGCGGTAGTGGTGGCGGAGCGTTACCTTCCACAGAATCAATAAACTAATCTTATGGGTTACGCAGCAGCTTTAGGACTCGTCGCCGGCGGCGTCGGCATGGGGATGGAAATCTCCGCGCAGAATCGTCGTGCGTCAGCGATGGGTGGTGTGAACGACCTGATGAACTATGCACAGGCGGTGTATGGGAACTCGATGAAGCAGGTGACGGATAACTCTATCCTCAACAGTGGGAAGGGGAGTTTCAACGCCGCGATGAAGGCAGGAACGGAGAGTCAGTTGGATAAGTACAAGGAGACGGAGTCGGTTGCACAAACGCCCACTCCTCCCGCGATGTCCAACGAGGTGAGTGCGAAGAAGAACGCAGCTTGGGCCGGAATGTCAAATGCGCAGAAGGCCCCGTTGGAGGGGTATAACGAGTTCCAACTCCAGCAGATGATTAAGAACCTTTCGACCGCGCAGCAGTTGGCTCTGTACAGTCAGGCCGGCCGAGGTTGGCAACAGCTTGAACCCCAGTTCATGGCGTCGGCGGCGAACTCTCAGCAGCAACGAGCTGGTTGGGGTCAGATGTTGGGTATGATCGGCAGCGGACTCTCAATGGGTGGGTTGATGGGGGGCGCGGATGTTGGGACGGGGTTGTTGGGTTTGCTTCCGCAGGCGGTCGCGCCGGCGTTCCAGAACCCCCAAGCAGCGAATATAAGGACGACGCCAGTCAACGGCGGCTTTGGTTCTTTCGACAGTGTAATGCCCGCAACTCTTTACTAATATGCCCTTTCCAAGTTCGATATGGTCGTCACTGGGTGACGCAGGCGCAGCCGCGATTAACCCGGGATATACGCAGATGTATCTTAACTCGCTTCGTCTGCGGCAGCAACAGGCGATGCAACAGCAGCAGTTGCAGGCGATGTTGCCGTTGTACCAAGCAGAGACGGAGAATTACCGGGCGTCGGCAGGCGCAGCGAAAAGCCGTGCGGGGATGTATGATGCGCAGAGGGGGTACTGGGATTCCCGGAAGACCGGGTTGGACCAGCAGCAAAGCGCGACGCTTCCGCAGGGGGATACGACGTGGCAGGACCTGGCGATGTTTGCGAACCGGGCAAACCCGGCGCATCCTGAACAGGCAATGAACGCCATCATGGAGGCGATGGCGATGATGTCGGCGGGGTTGATGACGAACAAGTCGCTGGCGGCGGATGTTCTTACCAAGACCAAAGAGCCGAAGACGGCTAAGCCGAACGAGATGGTCCAGGGGCCGAGTGGGAACTGGAGTCAGCCGGCACAGACGATTTTGAAACAGGGAGAGACGGCATTCGGGCCGGGCGGTCAGCCGACGGAGCAGGGACGGTTCAATGTCCCGTCCGGCGGGGTGAGTGTCGGCGGGGGACCGGTCGCACAGCCGGGGCAGGCGACGGCGAATCCTAAGCCGCCAACGGATCAAAAGCTAGGTAATCTCTCTGCTGATATAACCCGAAGAGCGGCGATCTACGTCCAGGCCGGTGGAATGGAACCGGAGGAAGCGGTCAGGCTGGCGACGGAACAGGTGAACCAGGAGATTGTGAGAACGCTCGCGGCGATTGCCGGGAGTAGAACGCAGCGGGTGTTGACCGCTCCGATGCCGAAGGACGAGGGGGGTACGGCTGGGGAAACGAACGCTCCGGTTCAGATAGGCCGGTTTAAGGTAACCAAGAAATAACCATGCCAAAGTTTTCTGTCGAGGATACGTTAACCGGGAAGAAGCTGGAACTAGAGGGGGATTCTCCGCCGACAGAGGCGGAGTTGAACCAGATTTTCTCCCATCCGTTAGTTTCATCGGGTGAATCTAACCCGGATTTGTCGGCTGGGTTAGGAACGGCGATGACCGCCATCGGGGATGTTCAGGGTGCACTATTGAATCCCGCCGTCGGCATGGCGTCGGAGATGGGTCGGAGGCAGTTGGAGGCGGCGAGGCAGTACCCGGGGTTGGGGAACCCGTTGTACAGTTCCTTCGGTCAGATGCCGCCGCAGCCTGGGACGTTCTCCCAAACTATGCTGAACCCAGCGGTGCAGTTACCGAGGCTGGGTCAGCAGCCGACCGGGTGGGAGAATGTGATCGCCAATGTGCTTAATCCCACGGCGCAGTTGGTTGGGGCGAACCCCGCTGCCGCGTTGCGTGGGGTGGCCAACGCCGGGATTGGGGGACTGGAGTTTGTGGAGTCTCCAGTCGGCGCGGCGACTATGGGTCTTGGTCCTATCGGTCAACGCCTCGCCTCCCTCATCTTCGCGGGTCAAATGGCGAAGGCTACGGGGCAGCAGGCGGGGGAGTTGGCGGGCGGATGGAGTAAGATGAGCCCGGAGGAACGGGGGGAGAAGCTGGGTGAGGTGGGGACGTCTGGTCTGTTCACCGGACTCGCCGGACGTGGTGCGGCTCACGCTAAGCCCGTTGGCCCAAAAGGCCCGACTCCCGACATGCCTATGCGGAAAGAGGGAAAGAGGGTTGTGCCGGATATTCGTCGGCAGGTTGACGAGTGGCGGGACACTCTTAGGCCGCAGGACCAGTTGAGGGTGTTGAAACTTCCACCTGAGGTCCAGTGGGAGTTAGTGAACGGTCCGAAGCCGGGACAGATAATGGGGTTTGATATTGGGTTGGATAACCTGATTGAACAGGCCCGACGTCGAGCCGGCGGGGATATACCGAGTGTTCCGCCGGTTGCTCCGACTCCGCAGCACGCACCACAGCAGCCACGAAAGCCCGATCAGGGTCAGGCGGATATTGACGCTTTGATAGCGAAGGGAGTTTTGTCCGAGGAAGACCGGACTGCGGAGGTTCCGAAGAAGGACACTTTAACCCCTGAGGAGTCGGATGAGCACCGGGTTCTTTTCAAAAAGCTGAATGATAGTTTGTCAGAACAGGAAATGCACGATGTCATTCCGAACCTGAACAAGCTGCCAGTGACCAAGCAACTGGAACTTCTGCGGGAATGGAACAAAAAACAGGAGAAGCGTGCGGCGGATGCGGCGAACCCGATTCCGACTGAGCAGCCGAAGTTGAACGCCCCAAGTGGGCCGGAGGTTATTCCACCGTCGCCGGATGTGCAGGTAAGGGAGGCGCAAGCACGGGCGGAGAGGCAAGCGGACCTGGATGCACTGGCGGGCCGGGGTGCGGAGAAGCCGGTTGAACCCGCTCCTGATCACCCGTCAAAAGAGGAACTCGAAGCGGAGTTGTCCGCTGAGGGGATGAACCAACTCCCGATGGCGGAGGCACCCCGGTTGGTGAGTGACCCGTCGAAGCTGAGGCTGCAACCGGATAAACAAGGGATGTACTCGGCGGATCAGTTGGTGAATACGTTGAAGAACAAACTGCATCCGGCGGAGTGGGAGATGTATGACAAAGCGGGAATTAGGGAGGTGTTTAAGTCGGGGACGAAGGTTAGTCAGCAGGAGGCGGAGAAGTGGTTAGGGGAGAACGCGCCGAGGGTGGAGGTGAGGACATTTGGGGAAGAAAGTAAGGGTAAAGATATTCGTAGTACCAGTCTTAGAGAAGTTAATCAACTTATACATGAGTTAGAGACACTCGGCTATGAAGTCGTGCCTGATCGTGTTAGTGGTGAAGACACTGCGATTTCTAAACGGGGGCCACTAGAAACAAGGGATTGGATTTACAACAGGCCAGAGCAAATTGCTAAACTACCAGAGAACGTTAGAGAAAAGTTTGTTCGCCTTTGGGAAGCAAACAAACGAGCGTCGGAAATCGAAGCAGGTGCAACCGGTCCAGAGGACGCGCAGTATGAAGGGGATGTGATGACTGTGGATAGGGGCAAAACTCACTGGTCCTCCATCTCCCCCAAACCCGAATCCGAGATGAAGGGTTATGTGGAGCTGGCGGCGGTGAAGCCGGTTGGACGTTTCTCGAAGCGCCTTGGGGACATGTCTAAGGCTGACCTACAACGGGAGCAAGTGCAATTTCCCTCCACCCACTCCTTCCCCCCGAACACCCTCGCCTTCGCTCGTGGGTATATGGAGGGGGATACGTTTCATGTGGTAGAGGTGCAGAGTGATTGGGCGCAGAAACAACGAGAATTGAAGGAGGACTTAGAAAAGACCCCGTACAATCCACACGCCCGGGAGGTGATGGAAAAAAACCTAGCTAGACAACAAGACCCCCTTCTCGCCCACTACGAACGCCTCGCTCTCAAAGCCGCCGTTGAGCACGCGATTAAAAGCGGTGCGAAGCGGATTGCGGTGAGTGATGCAGAGACGGCGATGATGAGTGAGGGGCATGATCGCATGGCGTCAGAGTTCGTGCTTAATAATGCGCACAACAAAGCATTGGCTGACGAGCTACTAGAGGAGTTCGACAATCAAACTTTACATGAGAACTTTGGTCTTTACCGTGATGACCTAAAAAAGTTACAAGGGAGCGTGAGTGGGTTTGAGACGGCCTACGCGGAGAACTGGCGTAAAGCAGGGTTTCACGTAAAGCAGGAGCTTCCACCGCAGACGAAAGGCATGGAACTCCACTACGACCGCACCCTCCCTAAAATACTGGAGGAGTTGACAGGAAGTAAGGGGGAGAGGGTGAGTTTCGGGGAGCATAAGATGGCGTTCGAGGAAAAATACACCGGACAACGTCGTGGTAACGTTGACGATACTTCACTTGTACGTAGTCCTCGCAAAGACCTCATCTTCCGCAACCCAGACGGTACTCCCAAAACCGACATCACCGCCTTGTCCTTCCCTTTGGACAAGGTCAAATCCACCGACTTCTCGCTCTTTGGAAAGGACCGTCCGCCAGTCGACCTCCCCGACAAGCTCTCTCAGATCGTCAACACAGGCGACCCGTGGACCAAGTTCGACGACGCAGTAAAGACCCTTCCACCGGAGAAAGCAACCGAGGCAAAGGTCCTGGACTTCAAAGACGGGATGAACGCGTTTCACCTCGTCGACCGGATTGCCGAGCATCCTGAGGAGTTGGGGAGAGACGAAGCAGAGTTAGCGAGGTTTCTGAGGGACAACTTTGAGGGTGCTCTCCGGTCAACGGAGTTAAAGGCGGGTACGCATCCGACGAGTCCCGTCCCGGCGCATCAGGTTAGGTACGAGTTCGATGACGACGTCGCGATTGAGTCATCGAAGATATGGCTCGCCTTGGACAACGGAGTCGGCGGAGCCTCCGGCTGGACTCTTACCCAGCAGGCGTTACACGAGATGGCTCATGCGGCGACGGTGTGGGCGCTGCAAGAGCCGAAGACGCCGACTCAGATTAAGGCGGTCGAGGCACTGACGGCGCTGCGGAAGAAACTGGTTGAGGGGATGCCCGAGAACGTCCGCCGATTTTATACCCAGGAGTTCCTGCCGTGGCTGGAGAACCGGGGTCTCGAAGACACCGAGTTATTCGGCGGTGGCCGAATGCAACGAGCGTACGAAGTCGGGGTGGACCCGTATGACTGGTTCAGCCGGTTTTATGCTCTGCATAACAATTTCGAGTTCACAGCCACGTTCTTTAACGACGTGGGATACCGGGAGTGGTTGAAAGGCGCTCACCCGTTGTTACCGGCACGGAACGTCTTCCAAGCCGTCTGGACCCGGATTAAAGAGGTACTCGGGGTGCCGAGTGGTTCGGCGGCGGAGAGAATGTTGGATACTTTGTCGGCTTTGGGGAGTGAGGCGAAGGAGCATGACGGGTGGAGTTTTTACGGTAAAGCACCGAAGACGATTATGAGTCAGGTACTGCCTGCGGCCCCACCGTCGGCGGCTACACCGGCTGTCGTCCTGCATGATACAGCCTTCAGCGAGAGAGCGCGTCGCATCGCGGGCAAACTCGCGGGGTACACGATGCCGAGACATGCGGCGATTAGTGAGGACTTGGCGAATAAGGGGGCACGGTATGGGTCGTCACGGATAGCAGCACCGCTGGTCGCCCGGAGTATGGCGACGGATGTATTGGGGAAGCACTATAAGGACGCAGCGTTTGACCGGGTTCTCGGGGATGTGATCGTTGAGGACCAGCTTCGAGGGGTGAAGCAGGGATTTCTGGACGCGGCGAAGAAGGCGACTGACCCGGCAGAGGCGGCGGAGTTGACGAAGATGGCAGGCGACGTCGTCTCCCTCATTGGCAGAGCGGACCATGCGTTGAAGACGGAGGCGCAGTTTCAAAGGTTGTTGAACAACCCGGATATAAAGGACTCGATTGAACGGCATAAGAACATCATCCAACCCTGGGCGGAGACAGCGCACAAGATGTTGGGTGGAAAGGCGGCACGTGGAGGGGAGGCGACCGACGCCTTTGCGAACCTGATAGCGATTCATGGGGTTGACGATGTAGAGGGCGCTCGGTCAATGATCTACGGGAGTAAGAAAGGGGATATAACGAATGTCCTGCGGAAGGGCTCGGTGTTTAGTAAGCAGCGCAAGGGCACGGCGGCGGATTATGAGCGGTCGTACAGAGCGATAGCAGAACGGATGATCCGGGGGAATTACGAACAGGTTGCGCTTAGGAACTATTACCGATCGTTGATCGACTCGGGGAATGCGTACGAGCGAAAGCCGGGGGGTTCGACTCCGCCGCCGACGGCTAAGGGAGTTAAGTATGTCAATCGAACAATCGAACTCCGGGGTGCTGGACCCGGGATGACTCGACGGGTTGACCTGTATATCAATCCAAACCTGGTATCCGAGTTCGACCAGGTGACTCTGAAGAACAGCCGATGGGAGAAGTCGGCCGGGTTGGGTTTGTTGCTGGATGCTGCGACTGACGTGCAGATTATCGGGTTGACCGATGCCTGGTGGCATACGATCAACATGGCAGCGGCGATAGCGACGTCGCCGGGGAGTCCGAACATTTGGCTGGATATAGGCCGAAGGTTGCCGGGTGTGAACGTGATCGACGCGGCGGTCCGTGTCGGGCATCAGTTTGCTCGGATTGTCGCGGACAGCCCGGAAGTGCAAAAGGAACTGGCGGAGATATCGAGGGTCGGTGCAGGGAGAGGTGAGCCATACCGGCACGGGTTGGCAGCGAGAGGGGTTGAGAAGCTGGTCGGGGAGTCGACTGTGGCGAATCCTTTCAAGTGGACGTCGGCTTTCATCAAGACCGTGGACAAAGCCGGTCGCCTTGCGTTGAACAAGATGTTCGATAACCTGGTGGACCAGAAGCTCGTCGAGGACAACGAGTTCAATCGCCGGGAGTTTGTGAACAAAATGGGGCAGTATAACGAAAGGTTGATGGGACGCCTGGATTCGACAATGCGAGAGTTGCAGTTGTCGTCTTTCGTGGTAGCCGGGAAGAACTTTAACCGACTGGCGGTTCAGAAGCTTTTGATGTCACCCGGGGTTAAGGCGGTCAACACCGAGGCATGGGCAAAGATGCACGTGGTTGAAGCGTTGTCGTGGCTCGCTTCGATGGTTGTGATTCCGGTGTTGGCGAACCTGGCTCTGACGAAGACCTGGACCGGTCGGCCCGGCACCCAGGTTGGGATGATTGACACCGGGAAGGACGATGAAGCGGGACGGCCGATACTGATAGACCCGTTGCAGACTATGACTCTTCGTAGGGGAGTGAGAAACATCGGTGCACAGGCGGCGTTCCGAGGGATTGACGAGAAGCTTGGATTGTACAAGACCGGACAGGAGATATTCAAAGACGTCTTAGACGGGTATATCCGTCCGTGGACCGGGCCAGTCGTCCGCACCGCGTCGATAGCGATAACCGGGCATGAGCCGACGGCCTCGGGTTATCTGGTTAGTAAGAATCCCGACGACCGGTTTGAGAATATCAAGGCGGCGCTGTTCAACGCGAACCCAATGGTGTCGGCGTATCTTCGTGGAAGGGAGCAGGAGACGGGAGGGGGGAAGGAGTTGGTGGCGACCTTAGCAAGGGCGACGGGTGTTATGAAGAAAGGCCGGGTGCCGACGTGGGAGCGGCGCTTTGAACAGATTTCGGGAAAGACCCCGGAGCAGTCAACCCTTAGTGAGAGGGCGGGGGTGCAAAAGGAGATGAACGTCCAAAGAGCGATGCACCCGAATTTGAACGAACAGGCACGGTTGGAAGCCGCGAGACGAGATGTGTTCAGAGAGGCGGCGAAGACGGATGGTTTGAAGCCCGACCTGTCGAAGGCGAATCAGGAGTTTCTGCGGGTGAACAAGCTGCATTTAACTGGGTTCCATGACGAGTTGTCGGTGGAGAAGGAGAAGTTGCCTCTGACAAGGGAGGAACAGGAGAAACTACGGGGTTACATCGTCAAAGAGTACAACACCCGCATATCCAACTTTGCCTCTTACGGCATGATCGAGAGGTGGAAGTCGGACGGGGTTTTACAGAAGCAACTGGATGCCCGGTTGACCCAGGCAAGGAACCGTGCTAGGTCGTTGCTCCGGGCGGACATGGCGAAGGCGGGAAGGGGTTCGCCTTAGTCCGGTCCTTTATCTCCCGTTCGATTTCGGCCCACCGTTCCGGTAGGAAGTAAAAGTACTTCGGCATTCCTCCGTTGCTCCCGTAAGCTTGTGCGACGATTTGTTCCGTCTGCATAAGATGGGTAACGATCTCCCGCCACTCCTGTTCCCGGACATTCCGCGCGAACATGATACGGAGTTTCTTCTCCTGTCCCATGCCGTCATGAAGCCGTAGGTGTTCCATGAGTTGTTGAGAAATCGCGGCTAACTCGTTCCGGCCGACCCCACTTGTCAACTGCCTAATCGGCTCCTCGTTCTGGTTCAGCAACGCCTCGGCCTGTTGCATGTGAACATCCGTCATCTGCATTTTGAATGGCCGCTCGTCGACCGAGATAAGGAGTGCGACTTTGAGTAGGATGTAGAACTTGGTTTGATAGAACTGGTTAAGAATCGGATCGTCGTTGCGATGGTTGGACCAGTTCTCGTACCAGGACTTCCACCACAGGCGGGCGGCGGGGGTCGCCTTCACCTCGCCACAGAGATTGAAGGCGTCTTTCAGATGTTCGACCACTCGGGACTTGGCGGTTTCCCAGCCGGTAGGGGAGGACGGGAATGCAACTAGGTCTTTCTTCTCACCGGGGACAAGGATAAGCCGCCGTCCGATGCCACCCTTTATCAGGTCCAACCGCATGTTCTGCATGACCCAGTCAGGGGTGCCGCAGGCGAGGATAGAGACGGAGGGGTTTTTGAAATCCTGAGACTCGGTAGATTTGAACCCGGTGCTGTACCAGTTCTCATCGAATACATCGACCAAGAAGTCGAGCATCTTACGAGCGTCGACCGAGACGAAAGCTCCCAGCTCGTTAGCAATGATGTAAAACGCGCGGTATTCTTCGATAGGATCGTTGGGGGTGAGTCGCCATGTGCGCAGGGCTTCTGGCGAACCCATCTTTTTGATGATGTCCTCTCGGGACTGTATCGAGGCGGAGGTGAGCATGACGGGGAAGTTCTCGATGAAAAGGCGTTTTGTCTCGCCTCTTGCCGTCGACTTACCAGAGCCGGCGGTCCCGATCAGAGCAACATATATAGTCGGGTGAACCGGGAACTTCCCGTGCATGTACCAGACCTTACGGCCCAGGACGGCACCGAGGAGTGAGAGGGCGCTCCAAACTCGGAACTGCTCGGGGCACTCGTCGCCAGCGTTGTAGCTGACGAAGTCAGCGAGATAGCCCATTAAATCTTCCCTTCGTCACACTTCCCCCATGCCGTCCCATAAGCACCGTCGAAAGGTATAACCAGGTCGACGCCAGCAATCCGGACTTTGTTCTGGAAATAAGAACGGAACTTCTCAATCGCCCACTGGAGGCGGTCGGTCGGTGCCTGGGTATTGAGTTCGTCATGAACATGGTGACAGGGGCGGATAAATAGGCCGCCGTCAGGTCGCCGGTTCTCCCGGTCGAGCCAGAGATTGCGGAGTGCGAGGTTGAGAACATAAGTGGTATTGCTTTGTGGTTCAAAGGCGATGGCCTTGGGGAGGATTTCGTCGGTTCTGCCGAAGAACTTACGTACTTGACCGGAGGCCGCGGTTAGTTCTGGTCGTTCTTTAATCCGTCGAGCGACCCAGTCATGCCATTTACGGATGCCCCAGTAGCGGGTGAAGAAGACTTGGTCCCGGATACGGGCGCATTCTGACGGCTCGATAAAGAGTTTCCCTTCGCTGTCTTTGAGGATGTTGTTGGAGATGGTTAACCCGCCTTCTAGGTAGGACGCTCCGTGTTGGACCCGTTTCATAGCAAACCGGTCCCAGTCGGTTTTCTTTACGGTTGTGATCGCGGCTTTGATGCTTTCCCGGTCTCGGTAGTCAACCCCGGGTGTCCCCCGGAGAATCAGGACCATTATCTCAAAAGGGGACAGACCGTATCTATAGTCCTCAAGCATGGTCGGGTCACCAAGGAACGCGCTATACGCTGCCACTGTCCAGCCGTCAGCTCCCTTGAGATCACCTTTGAGCCATTTGTGACCGGCGTCGGCGAGGAATAGGTCACGGTCGCCGAGTACACCACCCGGTGCTTCATCGGGTTTGCTGTAGTCAGGTATCGTCTGCAAAGCGTAACCTGAACCGGAAGGGCTGGTGTAGCATTGGACTCGCCCAGTGTCCGAACCCACAATGTTATATCCACAGCGCACACGCCCATCCGGGTCACACTCAATCCCCAACATTCTCTGCCGAGTATCAAGTGCACGGATTGTGATACAATGTTGGAGAATACGGTGGTGGAGTGTGAGTCCTTCTCGTTGGCAGTGTTTTGAGAGTTTGAGTAACGCTTCATAATCACCTGTGAGTGCTTTGGTCTTGTTCCCTGCTTTATCTTTGGTTTCTTTGTACTGCGGTGGGAGTTTGAGTTCTTCATAAAGGAACGGGATGAACTGGTCGCTGCTGCTGGTGTTGAGAGAGACTTCGCACAGGTCCTCGATTTCTCCTAGAACCTGGAGAGTAAGAGGTTGGCGAACAAGGTGACAAAGTCGTTCAGTTCTCTCGCCTTTTCCGGCGTAAGTGTTGCGGGCGAGAGTGTCCCAGTCGGGAATGTTGGCGGATTTGTAACCGTAGATTTCGCGGGCACGGTTGAAGAGTCCGGTTGGACTCGGCAGCCGGCGTCCGGTGAGACCATTGAGCTTTGCTTGTTCTTCATACATTTTGTTCTGGAGGACGGTTCGTCGGGTTCTTGCCCCGTTGAGGTCGTACGCGATACCCTGGAGTTCCATGAAGAGTAAGGCGTTATGGAGGAGTTGGTTAAACTCGGAGTGATTAGCGGAGGAAGCAGGGAGGACGGTGTCGAGTTTCGAGTTGATCTCGTAGGTAACGGCGGCGTCCATGCAGCAGTACCGGTAGAAGGTCGCGTCGTCGTCGGATTTTATGTCACCTTTGTAGTAGGGGACATCGGTCAGGATACTGGTTTGCATACTGAGAGCTTTCGGCAACTCCGCATACATCTCCCACCATTTAAGCATGGTATCGGCTACGTTGCCTTTGACGTAAATCCGGTGGCCGTAAGCAAGGGCGAAGCGGTCGTACAGACCGTTCTGCCAGACCTTGCCGACCCTGGGGTCTTCGAGGACGGTGGCGAGTTTCCGCCAGACGATGGGTTCCTCGACGGCGGACCAGTACCGGGAGCCGTCTCGCCGGACGAAGGGGACGATAAAGGCGAAGGATGGAGACAGGGCAAAGGCGATGCACTTGAGGTTGTTCCAGTATCCCTCTATATCGGTTGCGACGAGCTGTTTCCTTTGCTGGACATTGTCGAGGAGGGCGAGTTGCTCCGCGAGGGTAGTCGGGATAACGAAGTCTCGATGAATGCGTTTGTAGCCGTTTGTGACGCTGACGGCTTTGCGGAGGTCGAACTCGACCAAAGGAGTTTCGTCTGACGACCGAAGCGCGTTCGCCGGATGAATGCACGGCACACAGCGATACCCCGCGAAGATCGAGTTCGGAAAGTTCCCATCCAGAACCGAGCCACGCCAGTTGCTGATTTTGTTGCGGTAGGCGTTGGCGGTGAGAGGATGCCTGCCGTCCGGGTCCATCGCAGCTTTGAGTGCGAGGTTGCCCATAAGGACGATGACTTGGGGTTTGAACGCGTCGAGGTCGCTTTTGAGCCGCACCAAGGATTCCTGTATCTCCGGTCCGTCCCATTTGAACAGGTGAAGCTGGTTTCCGGGTGGGCGTTCTTGGCAGATGTTACCGAGGAAGCAGGCTTCGCGGGGTTGGGAGATTGCTGGTCGGTTGAGAATCATGGACAACAGCCGACCGGAGGCACCGGCGTAGGGGTTGGTTGGGGTACGGCGCGGGCAGAAGGGTTCGTTGTAGAAGGTCTCGGATTCGCCGGGTGCTTCACCGATCAGTGCAACCCGTCGGGCGGAGACGATCGTGGGGAGTTTGTTTGGTACGCTCATTTAGAGTTCGCGGGTTTCTTGAATATGCAGACGCAGCGGAACCGGTTACCTGTTGATCGGATGTAGCTGATCACTCCAACGAGATTCACCTCGTTGTTGGAGAAGACGGGTAGTCGCTGGTCGAGCCAGACGAGATACCCACCGGGTTGGAGCACACGGGCGCACTCGGATACTACCCGGGGACCGTTGATGAGACTAACCTGGTACTCGTCCTCCGCCTCTTGCTTGGTATAAGGCGGGTCCGCGTATATTACGTCCGGCCTGAACGGAAGGAACGAGGAAAGCGCTTCAGCGTTTCCAATAATATCCGCCGTTGTTCCTTTTCCTGTTGGGTCAATGCCCACTCGGGTGTAGTTAGCAGAGGGCGGCAGCGAGCCGCTAAACAGGTGCAGAACGCGTCCCGCGTCGGGAAAGAGGGAAGTGATGCGAGTAAGATATTCTTGATGGTACGCTCCGTAGAAGCCGCTATGACGGTTTCCACCGAGGAACCAGAAACCGAGGATGAACTCGCGTCCGTTGAGCGCGGAGACGTATAGTGGCGGCGGGGGAAATTGTTCATTGTAGAGAGAGATGCGTTGGTGGAGGGTTAAAGGTTTCATTTTATGGGCTGTTCACGGTTTCGAACTTGACCCGGTAGAAGGTTACGGTCCCATTGGTGGTGCATGGCGAGAAGTCGGAGGATATGATGTTGGTTGAGCAGACTACTCCGATCTGATTCGTCGAGACCCGGGTCCATATCCAGCCCGTCGAGTAGGCCCGACCTTCGATCAGGATTAACACTCCCGGACAGGAGCACGGAAATGTGATGGGTTCGGCCAAGCTGGCGTAGGTTCGCAGAGTAGTGCCCTGCCACACCGCTGTTAGGTTCAGCTTCGCACAGGGAGGGGCGTACTTTACTGGTTGGCCTTCGCCCGCACCCAAGGGTAGCGCGAGGATGCAGGTGAGGACGATTGCAGAGCGTAGACGATGCCACGGAGTTGAACCGCTTCCGCCTCTGCAACCTTTGCCTCGGACCAGTAATGGTAAGACAGGGCTGAGAAGCAGAGCGCGGCGGTTGACAGCGCGATGATTGTTAGTTTTTCCTGTGTCTTCATTGTTTTTCATAGTTGCGTCTTTATTGTGTGTAAGCGCGTAGTGCGTTCACAATACCCACAAAGATTGCGTCCTTTGCTTTCTGTTCCACCGGGAGTTGGTCATACGGCACAAAGCACGGATGCTCTTTCTTGGCTGGGTCTTTTGTCGGGCCGTATTTCCAGCCGGTTACCTCTTTCTCTTTGAGCCACTCCTCGTGGCTATGAGATGGTTTGCTGTTGGGGTTCGCCAAGTGGAAGTTCACGCCGTTGATGGCGCTCGTCCTTTGCCATTCGGGTGCTTCTTCCCACGTTTGTTGCGAATTGTCACCGAGCGTCTGACAGTAGGCACGATTTGCTTCATGGCAGACTTTTGCGATTTCGTTTGGTGTCATATATTTTTAATCTTTCTCTTTTGGACTTACGGATATTGGTTATAGACAGTTATACTTGTTCAGTTCTTCGATAGCTTGTTGACGAGTGATAACCCTGATATTGGGGACGGTTTCCTGGTAGTAAAGGGTGAGCTTTTTGACAGCGCGGTCGTATTTCTCTGCGTCGCCTTCATAAAAGACCGGTACCCGGGCGAGAGACGCAACATCCACCGGGTCTACTCCCCAGAGACAGTTAACCGCCATGCCGTCGTTGGTGAACTGGTTGATACTGAAGTCAAGGACTTGGACCGGGAGATAGTCGGGGGTATCGGGTAAGGCCGCGACGACCGACGGTGCTGGTTTCTCGACTTCACTATGCAACCCCTTACTGACAACCAAGCCATAGGTAGCCGTTGATGCATGAGGCCACTCACTTTTGTCGGTGGCTTTTATTCGGTTCCAGACAAGCGGGTAACCCATGCGGAAGACTTGACCGTCGAGAGAGCGGTGATAGCTTTCCCAGTCGGAGAAAGAGGTGAACCAGAGGACGGCGTAGCCGTTGCTTTGCCGGAGGTGTTGCTTTATGATAGGCCAAGCGACTTTGGGAGGGTCTAAGGCGACGATGCAGGAGGCGGAGTCTTCTATAAGATCGTCCTTGAAGTTGCAGGTGAGATAGTCCTTCGGGGTGCCGTTGATGACGGCGGTGTTCTCGATAGGTGGCTTCGATGCCTGGTTAGATTCATCGGGTGAAACTAACGGAGCGGGGGATTCCGGGCTTTCGGTGGACTGAGTCGCCGCTTCGAGCACCGCCCGGCGACGGTTGATTTCCTCGGACGCCTTTTGGCCGGTCGTAGTCGCGATGAGGAAGCGCACGGCGTCTTTGTAGCCAGTGCAGGCCCAGATACCGTTGGGCTCGCCGGCCTCGTTGACCTTCGGGGTTGACCTGAGCATCTTTGCGATACGGAGAAGGTAGCTGATGTGGCCGACGGATTCACCTGCGAAGGCCGCCATTTTGTCTTGGGTCCAGCCTTCGATGTTGGACTCGTCGGAAGGCCCCCGGAGTTTCGTGCCAAACTCCGCCCGTTTTAGATCGTGCATTTCGGCAACAGCGAGCGCATCCTCCCACCAGGTTGTATCAAGGCGTTTGTGATTCTCCTCGAACTCGACCTCCTTTTGCTCCATCAGGGTCATGTTGGCTCGGTCGGTCACCGGGATTTCCTCCAACCCAAGGAGTTTTACCGCCTGCATCCGGCGTCCGCCGGCGACGAGAGTGATCTTCCCGTCGGGGGATATGTCGACCAACGGTGGGTGGATGAGACCGTAGCGTTTGATCGAATCGGCGAGTTCCTGGACATTCCCGTATTCCTGCCGAAAGCGGTCGGGGATGATTATGTTGGTTACTTTTGTGGTCATATTTGTTAGAACGGATTTTGTTCGTAGTATTCTTCAAGGTCGCGGTTGTGTTTGCTATTGTTGCACGGTTCGCAGAGGAGTTGGATGTTGTGGTTCTTGAGTTCCCGGATGTAGAAACAGATTCGTCCTATGGAACCCATTATGCGGTGGTGTTTGTAGTCGCCGGATGGATGGATTACGTCGATTTCGAACCGTAGCGGCTTTCCGTCAGGGTCGAGAGCACCGACCTTTTTGTGACAGTGAGCGCACTCGGAACCAAGGAGTTCGATGAGCCAGAGCCGGCGACGAGCGGCCCAGCGTTGTTGACGGAGGGCCATAGTCAGAACGGGATGCCGGCCTTTTTGCCCTCGGGAACCGTCTTTGAAAGGAGTTCATCAAGGGACGATGTGTTGAACGATGCCCCGGTTACAGAGATCGACTCGACAACCGTCTTCGCTTGTTTGATCGCCTTTTCGGGAGTGTCCCCGATGCCGACGCAGGTGCAGACGGTTGGACTACCGGGAAGACTGTAGTAGCGTCCGTCGACTCGACAGGCCCTTTGGAGTTTCACGAAGTCCCGATACTTCTGTTCGATTTTGATTTCACACCAGTGATTCTCGGCCCATTCCGACCCGACGATTATCCCAGCACCGTAGGCGGCGACGGGTTGTAGCGTTGTGGACTTGAAGGTGACTATGTCGGCGATGTTCTTGTAAATCACGAGCATCGTGGCGGTGGGAGGGTGAGGGCAGCGGATACACGGGTCGATCAGTTTCCCGCCCCGTATCTCGAAAGAGACCCAGGAGTTGCAGTCGTACGACCGGAGAGTCTGCCGGAGGGCGTCTTTGATTCGTTGAACAAACGGCGGAGCGGGTTCAATCTTACACAGGTAACCCTCATCCTTCTTCTCGTACCCGATTATCCCGGGTTGGAGCCATTCCCCGTCGACAAAGAAGTCATCGTTGCCGACCTCGACGCCGTCGAAACTGTCCTCGATTATCCATTCAAGGTCGGGGTTAGCACCGAACTCGGACCACATAGTACCGAGGAATTGTGCACGGGTGGATTCGTAGTCCGCGTGGTGGAAGGTTTCCTTGTCGCCGCGGTATTTGGAGAGTTTGACCCATTTGTCTTTCACTGTTTTCAGGTGAGAGTCCAAAGCCTCGATGCCCTTGACGACTTTGCGGGCTGGTGTTGGGATACCGAGTTGCTTTTGCAGAGAGTTCATGTAGACTCGGTCTTGTTCAAGGCGTTCGGAGTAGCCAGCGCCCCAGACCTTCTTGCCCCGTCGTCGCCAGTAGTCGACCTTTTCGCCGTTGAAGGTATCGGGGAAGACCAGCAGGTCCGAGCGTTCAGCGGCTTTCTCGAAGTCGGTGACGCGTTCGATTCCCTCTAACCCTGTCCCGATAAAAGCTTTGGCGGATTTTGGGAACGCTTCGTCCCAGGGGGTGAAGTAGCCGGTGGGGTGGCCCGCTTTTGCAAGGGCGACGCCGACCTCGGTGTTCAACCCGTGATCATAGATTGTGATTTTCATCTTGTTGTTCCTGTTGCGCTTCTTCGGCCTCACGCTGTGCTTCGTAGAACTCTTGTTCGGCGCGTCGGTGGCGTTCCTGTTCTTGCCACCGTTGTTCCTGTTCTTCTTCCTCCTTACGTTCCTGTTCCCGACGTTCCCTGTAGCGAAGGTCATCATAGGCGCGTTCAGCAATGTCCCCGGCGTAGGACATTATGGATAGGCCGTCGCGGGCATCGCTACGTGAATAGACCCTATCGTATTCAGAGCCGTGACCGCGCTTAAGAGAACGCTCCAACGATTCGGCCTCACTGTAGTGGCCCGACAATTTCATTTCACGGATGATTTCTCTGTAAGTTGGACTCATAATTTATTTGCGTTTGAGGAGTGATATACCGAGACTGATGAGGCAGAACGCGGCGGAGAACAGTAGGACAGTAAGCGCCCAGTACTGCGGTGAGCGGTAGAGAAAGTTCATGGTTTCACCCGCTTCCAACAAAGTTCCTCCAGCTTTTTGAACTGGGCGTTGGATAAGTCCGAACCCAGATCAAAGCCGAATAAGTTGGTGACGGAGTTAATCTCGATTCTGGAGTCGCTCATGGGGTCACCGGGGTCGCCTTTGAGGAAGGTGAAGTCGACGGTTGCCTCGGTCTCGCTGTCGTTCTCCGGGTTGTATATGGTCGTTGTGAATGTCATATGCGAAAAGCCACCACCGGGGATCGGACCCAAGTGGTGACAACGGATGGTTGGATCGTCCTAGGCCCGAGCGAACTCGACAACGCGGTTACCCGCCTTGTACGACTTGCCTTTCTTGGAAACCCCGGCCGGTTGCGCCTCAACCCGGCAGCGGACCATGTGACCCATGGTCATATTATGCCAGCTTTTAACGAAGGCCGAGAACTCCTTTGCCCCGCCGGAGAACGGAGGGACGGAGACCGGCGGTCGCATTGACTGGATGATCTGGGCAACGTTCCCGGCACACATCTTCAGTGTTGCTTTGCCGGTCGGTTCAAGCTGGGTCTGGGTGTAGACCGGGTGACCCGGCGGCAGTTGCTCGATCTGACCCTTGCTGTTCGGTAGGGACGTGGTCGGCTGTGTGGTCTTCAGCTCCAGCTTCCACGATGGGACTTCGTCGGCCGTAGTCGGGTCGATCACCTCGGACTTCGCGACGACGAGGTCGTATATGCCGTTGGGGATAAGCGGGAGTGACGTGTCCATCTCGTTGAGGTTCAGGTCAACAAGCGGGATGTTGTTTTCGTTTTGATTCATACTTTGTTTTGCTTTGGTTTGTTGTTTCGTTTCGTTTCATCAGGTCAGAGAGCGAACTCTGACAAGAGATTGCTCGGCACCGAGGGGGTGAATATGGTGTTCACCCCGAGAGCAAATGTTGAGGGCGATTATGCTCTCTGGAAAGGTACACTCGGTGCCTAAATTAGTCATCGTTTTGGTCTTCCGGCATTCCGCCGGAGTCGTCGCTGTCATCGTCGACTGAGCCCTCGGGAGTCACTGGAGTGCCTCCATTACTTTATCCGTCTGCCACGCGGCATTCAGAGCTTCGAGTTTCTCCTTGTCCCATTTGGAGTACGAGTCAAGGCAGAGTTTGTAGATCATGAGTCGCAGAGCGGAGGGGTCGTAGACTCCGCCGGAGGACTCGTCGAGTTCCTTTATCTCCTTACAGAGTTTCAGGATTTCCAGGTGAATCTTTTTTGAGTCGCTGACGACTTGTTGAATGTCGTTCATCCGCTCCGGTTTCCACTCCGGCGGTAGATGGGACATGGCGTCGGAGACGATACGTTGGCGTTCTTCTGGTGTTGGCTGTCTCATATTAGGATGGTAACTCTTTGCCATAAATGTCTTTGAATGTTGGACCGCAGACGGGCGGTAGTCCAACCGGCCACCGGCAGCCGATGCCCCGGACGAACATCTGATCGCTGGTCCAGACAACGGGTTTGCCGTTTTGTTTGGTTGCGTAGAGAAACTGGGACAAGTAAGCCCCGATTTTCTCTCGGTAGGACGAATAGATCGCCGGGAGTTCGATGATAGAGCCAACGAGTTCGTTCTTATCAAGCTGACTATGCGCGATGAAGACGACATGGGACTGAATCCCGCAGACGACGCCGACGATTTGCTGGACCTTGGACCCCACTAACGGTGCCCAGAGCCGGCCGTCTTTGAGACTATTCGGATTGATCTGTGCGATGAGACCGAGGATTATGTCGGTCATTCCCGTCGTCGAGTCAAGGACGATGGTGCGGAACGGATTCGGGTCCCGTCTTGTCCGACCGCCGTCCCCGGTGACCACCAGGTTCAGCGCATTCATCAACCTGCTCATTGGCATTGAGTTGGCCGCTGCTTGGAACTGCAGGTCGACCTGGCGTAGCGTCGCATCGTAGAAGTTCATCGCGACGACCTTGGGGAGTTGGTCGGCTGGGGTGTGGTCGAGATACTTGCCGATTTCCTCCGGGTTGCACCAGACGACGTCCTCGTAGCGAATGTCAGGTTGGATAAGGTCCGGCGGGATAACGGTGTCCCGCCGGGGGATGACTGACAGCCCTTCTTCGTCGAAGCAGAAGACGAGCATCGGTTTCGGGTAGGTGCCGACGACGGCAACGGTCTTTGCCGATTTTGGTAGGCCGAAACGGCCCTCGCGTATGAGTTTCATCTCACTCTCCTTTCGTCGGGAGGTTCAACGGGCTCCAGTCGTTGTGCTCGTATCGGGTTGAGTTCAGAATCTCATCCCAGGACGACTCAGGAGCGGAACAGAGGTCGTAGAAGTCACAGGGACCGTATTTCGTTTCACACTGGGATTCGTTTTGGTAGAAGTACCCAACGGAGTGCATTAGGAAGATGTTTTCGATCTTTCGTAGAGTGTTCTGTTTCCAGTACTCCACATTATCCGGCATGATGAAGTACGGGATGCGTTGGAGATCGGAGGAGTCGATGGGGGGTGCACCTGTGTACTCGTCACCCTTCTTCGGTCGACGGATACGGATTGCGTCGATGACGTAGCCACGAGGCAATCGTCCGTAGATTTGTTGATGCGCCCAACAGTAGCCGATTTGGCCGGCGTTGCGTTCCAAAGAGCGGCGGAACCCGTCTCCGAACATGAACGCGGTCTTATGGTCGAAGACCCATTCGCCGGTGTTGTCCTCGATGTTCATGTCCATACGACCGATGTAGTAGACCATGACCTCGTCTACCTTCCCGAGTGGGAACGAGAAGGAGGACTCAACGGCTGGCTTGCCGTCCGGTCGCTGGAGGATTTTGAACGGCTCGGAGCGGTAGTACTCGTTATAGGCTTGCATTACCCTTTGACAGTGCTCCAGGGTGCGGAAGTCGTCCACGGGTTGCGGGGACGACCGGAAGAACTCCGAGATAGCTGAGTTGATGATCTTGGTTTTATCAGGGGTTACCTCGTTGTGGCCACAGAGCGAGTAACGCTCTTTGAGACCAACATGTAACCCCGCACCGAAGTTCCGCCCAGCACGGGACTCAACAAGGGTTCGCCTGTTCAGGTTGACCAATTGCCACAACCTCGGGCAGACGAGTTTCTCGAGTGAGCTGTTGTCACAGAGGAAAACCGGGCCGTCGGGGGAATCGACCAGAGGCAGGGGTGGGAGTTTAAGACTCATCGGGAACCTCCTGGACCATGATGGTGGTGGCGTCGCCGTCTCTGGTCCTCAAAGCTTCTGACAAGCTAGAGTAGAGATAGGGATATGCACTGGAGTTGTCCGGGTAGATGTTAACCCAGAACCGTCTTAACTCGGGTTTGACCCGGAACTCGATGTTAGGTGCAACACAGTACTCCCCGTCCGCATCGACCCAATTTCCGTCCTGGTCCTTCCACTGTATCTTCTTGCACTGTTTCAGTGCTTCAAGCACCGGGATAAAGCGGATTAGTTCGTTCAGCGTCATACCGTCCTCCCTTCGTTCAAACCCTGAACCGTCTCCTTTTCAACGGCGTCAGCGATTTCGTTCCGCACTTTGGCGAGAACCTCAATCTCGGCTTCGTGTGCAATTGCAAGGTGCCAGTGGCCACGAACGAGTGCTCGGTCCCGGAGTTTCCGGGTGTCGGACTCTCTTTTGGTCAGCAGTAGGATTATTTGTGATGTTGTCATATGTTTTGTTTTTGTTTTGTTTTGTTTCTCCCAGAGTGGTCAACTCTGTAAAGTAAGGAGCGCGGCAGGATTTGAACCTGCGGAGCCGGTAGCTGCTTGGTTACGACCCGGCTCGGCCAACGGCGCGGCTTGCCAAGAGCCACAAGGCCGTCTCAGAGCTATTATCTCCCGTGCCTGCATTAGACCTCTCTGCCACGCGCTCATGTTAGAAGTCCACCTCGAATAGCCCGCCGGCGGACATCTCAACCACCTTCCGGTAACGCTCCTCGTCTATCTCTAACCCCTCCGGGTGGTCTACATTGACCAGTGCGTACACCGGCGTCGCACCCGGTGTCGCACTCACGAATCGGTGGGCTGTGGTCAAGATTTTCCGGCCGTCCCGCCTCATAGTAAACTGAAAGTTAGATACGTGCTTGTAAGATGAGGGAAGACACAATTTGTGCTTGAGTGATACATTCATACATACTCACTTATGTCTCTTTGCACCTCTGACCGCTTCTTTACGACTCCCGGTTTTCGCAGGTGCGCACTGAGAGTCTGCATGTTGGTCGTCACATCCCTGAGCTTCTGGTCCCAGACGGCCAACTCCGCGTCGGTCATCTCGCTCAACGGCTTCGGCGCTTCGTCCAGTCCCGGGTTCTCCGCCTCGGAGACCCAGGTTGGCGGCGGGTTCTCCACCAAGGGTAAGGGTAGCGTCGGCGACTGCGTGCTCGAATCGCTCGGGGTTGAACTCGGGTTGGAACCCGGATTTGATGAGTTGTTCATATAATTTGTTGACAAGAATTGCGATGGTTGTTTGTATTGCCCCGTTGCGACCGTAGAGGGTTTTGAACAACGAGGCGTGGGTGATGTCGATGTTGACGGAGGTGTGGAGTACTCGGTTAGGTGGGAGGGAACCGTATGGGTTTTCAAAGGGTGAGTTCATTTAGCGTATTTCGTAGAGTGTTGGGTCCTCGGCCAACGGGCTGAAGACCACGTCGAAGCGGTCTTCGTAGAGTTGGATGTCGGCGGGCAGAGGGTTACGGATGACGAAGCGGGGAGGCGGAGTGAGGGAGCGGTTGTGAAGTAGGAGGCAAACCTGTTCAATCACGAATGGCTTGTTGTCAACCAGGTACTGCGGGGCAGTGGGGTTTGCGTCCGCCTTGATTATCCCGGTTGGAACGCTGGATTTGTCCTTTATACGGTCTAAAGGACCGACTCGGACCTCGCCGTGGAAGCCGGGGGAAAACCCAATCTTATCCGCAAGCTCTTTGAAGAGTTCTTCGTTGATTGTGACGTGCTTGTGGCCGAAGCGGTGTTTACCGTCTCGTGCTTCGCGGAGTAGTCGGCAGTAGGTCTCGGGTGCGAGGGGTGCCGGGTCGACCTCGATCATTTCGGGGAACGAACGGAGCGCCGCACCGATTACATGGGCAACGCGGGTGAAGTTGCGTTCTGAAAAGCGTGATGGAATTGTGGTCATTGGCGAAAGGTTTGACTTGTGGATGTGGTAAGCGTTCATATCGTCGCCGACGCAGGAGTAGAACCCCTCGCCGGTGTAGTGTCCGACTTTGACGACGATTCTCTTTGCGCCCCGGTCGATCTCTGCGTGGCAGAAGTCACCTTGTTGTGGGAGTTTTGTCTCTTGCATTTTGGTAATCTTTACTCGGTGAATCTAACGCTTCTCCCGCCCTCTGGTATACAGCCAAAGGGCGGTGAAGATTAGGAACGCGGTTGTTCCTACTGCGAGCACGACGACGAGTCCGGTGGACATGGAGGGGTGTCGCGGACGAGGAGTTCGGAACTATCTGCGGTCTTCTGTATCGCCTCGTTGACTATCGCGGCGACGCGTCTTTCCCCCTCGGTCGAGTTGCCTTTCATGGTGAGACGCATGTGGCACCCGTGCTCGTCCTCAACGATTGTTAAGATTCCCATTATCATACATACTCCATTTCCCGCCGACGGGCGAGTTTGCGTTCTTGCTTTTCGCGGTTGATACGACGGAGCGTTTGCTCCGCTTTTTGTTCTTTGAGACGGAGGGCGCGGCGCTTTGTCTCTGCGCCGTAGTACCCCTCTTTCTCCCAGTAAGCGATGCGACGGTCGGTCAGGAGAGGGCCAACAGGGTCTCTCCAGGTGGACCTGATCGGGACAGGGAACGAAGTGTCCCGATGCGAGGTGAGGGTGAGGGTGGTGGTCATAACCGGATGAAGGTGTAGGTAGGTTGAGTGGTTCGCGCGAGGAAATAACAATGCGGCAGGTCGTCACAGTGTACTTCTATCTGACCAAGGTCCTCGTCGACTTTAACCACCGTTGCCTGCTCGTCCAGGACCGTTTGGTACCCGTCGTTATAGATTTTCTCAACATCCAACAGGATAATCCTGTCGCCGACTTTCAAACTCATGACTGACTCTTTTGTTCTCATAGGTTTTGTTATTTATGCCGAACGGTTCATCCGTTCACTGCGTCGGTGGGTGGATAGTTGAATGAAATGAAGACTATCCACCCACCTATCGCAATGAACGACCAAGGGAGGGAGTCAAACACCTCGACCTTTCGTCGCTCAGTGGGAAAGGGCTACACGTACTCCTTCTTAGCCTGGGCAGCACGCTTCGCGTCTTCGCGGGCCTTGATTGCCCACGCGAGGTTGAGTTTGTTCTCCGTGTCCACCGCGGCTTTCGCAGCGGCGTCCGCGCCGGCGGGATACGGCTTGGTGAAGTCGTTGAACACGATCGCCGGGATTCCCAGTTTGGCGTCCGGCTTTGACAAGATGTCCTTCCACTTCGCCTGACTGCCGTTCTTGATGATCGACTCGGCACCGTTGAGGGCGTAGTCGGGCGGAGTCTTCGCTTTCGCCTCTTTGACCGACTTCTTCGCAGAGACGATGAACGGGCCGACTGCACGGCTGATCGCGGTGATCGCAGCGTCGAGTGACGCTTCGTCCTTGTAGCTGGTCCCATCCAGCTTGGCTTTCCCGGCAAGGACAGCAGGTTTGAACCTCGCCATCCACTGGCCCTCGGTTTCGCTGTTGTACTTCACCGTCTTCCCGTCAACGGTCTTCTCCTTCTCCTTCGTCGGGTCCCAGCCGAAACCAGAGCGTTTGATCAGCTCCTTAACGACCACATCTCGACCTTCGACCAACCCGCCCTTTTGGCGCATGTACATGTTGGCCAAGGTGAGGGCGGTGTTGGGACCACCGTCCGCGTCGATGTCAGCGATGCTGTTGTAGACGGCGATCTCTAACAGGTCCCCGATGCCGAGCGAGTCGACGGTTTCAACCCGCATGTTCGGCGGGACTACCGGCTTTTGCTTTGGTGTTTCTGTTTTTTCACTCATATATGTTCGATTTGTTTTACTAGTAAAACCGGTGGCCGCACCCACCGGAGGGTTGGTTGCCCGTGCGGGGGAGATGGGTTAGTAGTATTCGGATATATCCGGTTCGGGTTCCGCTTTCGGCTTGGACTCCCGTTTGGTTGACTCTTTGAAGAACTCGGGCGGCAGGTCGAACCACTCTCGGTGACCGAATACGATTTTCCCGGTCTGGTTTTTGATTGCGACCAAGATTCCATTCGTCGCTACTGCGACTCCGCAGAACGACGGCAAAGTAGCGATCTGTCCCCGGTCGGGGTCACAGAGCCACCAGTGACGCGGTGGCGGGAGTATGAGGCGGTAAGCGCGTACGAAGTCGTCCAAGTTGGAGAAGGACTCTACTTGTTGCATACAGGTTGGGTGAATACGTCGTACGCCGGAATCCAAGGAAGGTTGTATTTTGCACCGTACTTGGACAGTGCCGATACGACGGTTTGTTTATACGGGGTCGAGACTTCGCATAGTACGGTCAGTCGGCTTGTGCCTGGGTAGAAGTGTTCTCCGGGGTCGTGGCTTAGAAGCCAAGCGTTAATGTCGGCGGCTGTAATTGGGACCAGGGTTGGTGAGAATGCTTTGAGGTTAAAAACCGCTTGATTATCCGGGGTTCCGCTGTAAGCCGAGACCTGTAGTTTGACAACCAGGACTTTAGTACAGTAGGCAATATTGCCGGTGTTGAGACCATGTAGAAGTAACGGCCTAGTTGGGTTTTGTATATCAGCCAGAAACCCGTTCAGCCGTTTGTGAAACACTACCGATTTGCCGACGGTGTATGTTTTGCACAGTGGACTCTTCGGGTTTATTGCTCCAACGAACGCGGATTGATATTTCTCATTGGTACATTTAAACGCAAGGTAGTATTTTGTTTTTTTCATTTGACTCGATTTTGTTTTGTTGACTCAGTTGACTTGATTGACGGTTTTGACTCTGTCGCGCTTAGAGCGGATGCGCTATGCGCGCCATGATGGATAGTAGCATACCCTATGGGGCATTGCAAGTACGTATTTATACGGATGCCCTTTGATAGCATAAAGGGTGCCAAGGGATTACCCTTGGTTCCGGCAGCCACCACACGGACCTATGCTACTCCCACCGTGGGACTCCATGTAGTAGTAGTTCGCTTCCGGGTGGGCTTGGATGATGTCCTTGTAGCGGTCGAAGCGACCAAGAACTGGTTTGTCCTCGTGATAGATCACGTCAACCATTTCAGGGTTACGAAAGTCGCCACCGATTTCCTTGGACAGGATAACCAAGGTGAGATGTTGGTCCCTCAGGTCAATCCCGGTGTCCCTGAACATCGAGTCCGTATTCCCGTGCCACGGACCTTTGACCGATATAGTTTCGCGGGTTTCCATGTGGAAGTCGAGGGTGGAACCGCCGTAGCCCTTGCTTGTCGGATCGTTCGGGTCAAAGTGGACATGTGCTCCGGGTTCGGGGTCGTTAATCGGCCAAAACCAGCGTTGCTTTGGGTTGTCTTTACACGGTATACACCGCCAGATACGGTCTGCAACTTCACCCATACCTGAGATCATACCGCCGTGTTTGATTTTTATGTTCATACTTCATTCTCTTTCTCCCGACCACCATGGTCAGTCGGCTGGGTTGGAACGATGACAGGTAGGTCCAACCCAGGTTGATTTCACAGCGCGGTCACCGATGTAAGCTGTTATTACGGCGTAGGCGTGTTTGTTGGTGTCCAACCAACGACGCACGGTCATTCGTGCATCGTTTAGCTTGGTGTCAGCAAGCGACAGGACGATGTTACCACCGACCTCCACTTCGATTTTTGTATAGGTTTTGTGTTTCATATCTTTGCCTTCTTTGACAGGTCCAACACCCATCTTCGCCCCGTAGGGCTATCTGTTGCTTTTATTTGCATAGTTTTGACTCTTTCGTTTTATCTCACTGACCTAGTCCATTATTGCCGCGTCGATTTCACGAATCACCAGGACCAGAACCCTGGCTCTATTCTCTGTCGTGCTTTTCTCCAGCACCGCTGACACTGCGTTCAGCGTCGATTGTGCCAGTATGTTCTTTGGGTCTTGCGCTATGTGCACAAGCGCCTCTGCGATTTGCTCTAATTGTTCATCATTCATTTTGACTCTTTCGTTTTATCTCACCAAAACCAGCGGATACTCTCCGCCGGATGCTGAAAAGAGAGCAAAAGCTGTGCCAAGCCGGTACCCAGGACCAATCCGTCTCACCCAACACCATCCATCATTCCTCCGTAATCCATTGTCAAACATCCCCCCTTTAGTTCATCCATGCAATCATGCATCATAGGGGGAGGGTCTATTTTCCAAGCACTGCTCTACCCTTTTACCCCGTTATCCTCACTGGGTGAATATAACGGACAACCAGATTGTAACGTAGGACCAGGCAACTCGGTAGCCGTGTAACGTACTTTTTTTTTAAAAAAAACTGTATCTAGTCACTGCTAATCCTTTTGAGCTACGTTATTGTCTCTACCCTCCGTTACCTGCCACAATAGAGCTGTACCTCCAACAGGGAGGCCCCCCCCCTGATGCATGATTGCACCGACGAACTAATGCCTATATCTTTACATTCCTTGCCGACCGAATTAGTACGCCCCAACCCCAGCCCATACCCCTGAACGCAAAAAGGGCGAGACCGTTTCCAGTCTCGCCACTCCGTTATACGTAACTCTCTCCACTCGGCGTTTGCCCTTTGACGGGCGCGGTTGCCAACTCGTTATCCACAAGATGCTTCCCGCAGTTGCTCGCTTCCACCGTGTAACCCGCATCGAACGCCTTGTCAAACGCTGCCCGAGCTAACTTTCGGTAGGCCATTTCGTCTGACGCCGGGATGACCGTTCCGTCAGCTTTCTTCGCTTTCCCACTGGGAACGAAGTACTTGCTCAGAACCCCATCTCTCACCACCGTCCAAACCGCATCCCTCATGTTCAACCAACCCCAGTCGGTTCGCGTCTTCTCCCAACGCTTCGCTTCGATCATCGTTTCGACCGCAGTACGAAACGCCTCATTCAACGCCATCTTATCCTTTGCCATAGGTTTCTCTCTTTCTCTTAGAACGGCCGCATATCGCGGATCAATCGCGTTCTATCCCAAATCATCCCTACGGCTATTTCAAAGAGCGGGTTATCCATAGCAACCCCCGTGCCAATCCGCTTTTCGCCTAACCCCATAGCCCAAATCCCCCAAGAGTGTAAAGCTTCTTTACACTGTTATATTCAATCCTTCCTAACTCCTTGCATATCAAGCACTTAGCGAGTGTAAAGATTTCCGACGCTTTGCCGTGCAAAGCTATCGGCTCGCTTTCTAAGCGATTGCGCTGCAAGCGATTACGCGATTCTGAGAGGGTGTAAGGAAAGCTGACATCAAGCGATTTGCTGGTAGCAGATTGGCCCTGATTCGCAGGAATGCCATTTGCTGCGCACCAGTAGGCCCTAGGAGCGATCTTCCCTCCCTCCCGCTATACCAGAGAGGGCAAAGTCAAGCGACGCCTCCCAGGGCATCAAGCAATCTTCATCTCGCTGCTATAGTAGTTAGTACGCGCCCGTAGCGGGTCCGCGCTTGACGCCGAACCCCTGACCGTCCCGTCCCCCCACACGACGACGGTGTGGTGACCGGTATGGGACCCCCGCTCTAAAATTCCCACCAAAAATCCAACCTCTCGCGTAGAAAGCGCCGGGATCGCCGGGTTATTTTTACCGAGTGAAGATAACCCGGGAGAAGGGGCCGCGTAGAAAGCAGTATTTGCGCCCTTTGGAGGATGGAGTATGATAGGGTAATGCCTGAAAGCGTTGAACTGATTAGCGCCCTGCGCGGGGAGGAGCGACCTGTGAGGGTGCGGAGGGTGTCGGTGACGGAGTTGTCGCTGGACGAGATTCTGCGTACGCAGGACTTCTCGCCGATTTTGCGCTTTCGCCGACCCCGCCATAATAATGAACCCGAACATCGGGCGGAATTCCAAGACCAGGGTTAACTTCGGGATTAACTCGGGTCTACGGGACGCCCTGCATAACGATCAGGATACAACTCTGGTCCTCCAGAGGGAGAGACCTGTGCACCGTCGCATGGCAGAGATGGCTTTGCAGGGTTATACCAACGCGGAAATCGGTGGGTTGTTAGGGTATAAAGAGCCGTACGTATCCCGAGTTCTGCGACAGCCTTTCATTCGTCAACATATGATCGAAGCAGCTAAACGGGATACGAACCAGGAACTCCATCGACTGATCGAGGAAGAAGGGTTGAAGGCGTTGAGGCGGGTTGTCGCCGTCGCCGAGTCCCTCGATCCTGATAGCTTCCGTCCACCGTCCAAACACGGCTTCGATGCGAATATCGAACTCGTCAACCGGCTACTCGGCAAAGCCGTCCAGCCGTTCCGTAACGAAACCAAAGACCCGAAGAAGCTCACCGATGAACAGCTTGACCGTGAAATCGAACGACGTCTTGCTGGAACTGCTATTGGAGAAACGGGAGCGTCTTAGTACCCGGAGTAACCTAGACAAATGGGCAGAGCAGAACGGCTTTGTCCCGGCCCTGCATCATCGGTTGTTGAACGCAAAACTAATGGAAGCCGCGAGTCAGCCGGATAAACGGATCATGGTCTGTATGCCGCCGGGGTCGGCGAAGTCGACGTACTCGTCTGTCCTGTTCCCGCCGTTTTTCCTCGCGCAGTCACCGAATAAGAGTATCCTCGCCGCCTCCCATAACAAAGACCTAATCGTCTCCTTCGGTCGCCGTGCCCGCAATAGTATCGAGAGTCATCCGACGGTCCTTGGTTTCTCTCTAAAAGCAGATACAAAGGCTGCGGACGAGTGGGAGACGACCAACGGCGGCCGGTACTTCTGCGCCGGGGTGGGAGCCAAGATCGCTGGTCACCGGGCCGACCTGGGACTAATCGACGATCCTATCGGTTCCAAAGAAGAAGCGGAGTCCAAGCTCATCCGGGACAAAGTCTGGGACTGGTGGGAGTGGGATTTCAAGCCGCGGTTGAAGCCTGGTGCCTCCGTTGTCATCATCAACACCCGCTGGCATGATGATGACCTGTGTGGGAGGTTGGAGATCAAAGAGCCAGGTCGGTGGGAGAAAATCGTCCTCCCGTTGATTGCGGAGGACAACGATCCGTTGGGCCGCAAACCCGGGGAATCTCTTTGGCCGGAGTGGTTCACCCCGACCCTGGTTGAAGACGCTCGGAACTCCGAAGCGTTTATCCCGTTGTACCAACAAAAGCCGACGCCCGAGTCCGGCGACTACTTCAAACAGGAATGGTTCCGCTATTACCAAACGCCACAACAACTCCCCTCCGACCTGCGCTACTACGCTGGGTCCGACCACGCTCTCTCGAAACGGGAGGAAGCGGACAAAACCTGTATGATCGTTGTCGGCGCGGATTCCAACGACAATATCTGGCTTCTCCCCGACGGTGTCTGGTGGAAGCGGGAGACGTCTGACGTCGTCGTCGATCAGATGCTTCACTTCTGTCATCGCTTTCGCATCAACTTCTGGTGGGCGGGGAAGGACCATATCACGGGGTCGATCGGACCCTTCCTACGCCAAAGGGAGATGAAGGAACACGTCTTCGTCCCTCTCGAAGAAACCACCTCCAGCCGCTCGGACAACAACAAAGCCGCCCGCGCCCAGTCCATCCGTGGGTTTATGAAGCGCGGACAAGTCTTCATCCCCTCCTTCGCCGACTGGTGGCCCGATGCGAAGAACGAATTACTCCGTTTCGACAAAGGCACGCATGACGACTTCGTCGACGCGTTGGCCGAGATCGGAATGGGGATTGACAGGGTGATCGGTCACCGCTCCTCCCCGGTCACTCCTGTCACTTTGGACCCGCCCCGTATTACCCTCCGCTACATCAAAGAGTCCACAGCTCGGATGGAACGCCGGGAGAGGGAATTATTGATCGACCGTTAACCCATGCCCGAGGAACAGACAGCTCAACTAGACGACCCGTCGAAAGCGCCGGTCGAGGAGTCACCCGAACAAGACTCCAAGGCTCACGAGGCGGAGCGTAAGGACAGCACCACCGCCTCCATCAAACGGTGGACCAAGCGTATTCGTGACGCCAGGAACCGGTTCAAAGACGACTTCGACCGGATGCGGGATGACATGAATTTCCACGCCAACATCCAGTGGAAGGGGCAGAAAACCGCTCAGTATGAAAAATACATCGCGAACCTTACGAATCGCGCGGTTAATCAAAAGGTCGCTATCCTCTATGCACGGGACCCGAGAGTCGTGGCTCGTCGTAGAAAGCGGTTGGATTACTCAGTCTGGGATGAAAAGCTCGAGTCCCTTGGGTCCGCGGTTCAAAGACAAACCGCTATCCAACTACTCCAAGCTACTGGTGACCCGATTCCCCCTGACATCGAGTCAATGGCAATCATTGCGGATTACCAGCGCGGGAGGATGCAGAGGGAGTTAGTGGACCGGGTTGGCCGGACGATGGAAACCCTCTGGCAGTATGAAATCGACACGCAGGAACCCGATTTCAAAACCCAGATGAAGCAGTTGGTTCGCCGGGTTGTTGTAACCGGGGTGGGGTATGTCCGGGTCAACTTCGAGCGGATGAACCCGTCGCACCCGGATACATCGTCTACCCGGTCGGACATTGTCGAACGGGCCAAAAAGGTCAAACTCCTGATGCAGAAACTCGAGGACGATAAAATCCAGCCGTCGGACGCAGACGCAGAGCAACTCCGGCTGTTGATGTCCTCCCTTGGTGCCCCCACCCCGCTTGAACAATCCGAGCAGCTTAACGAGCGGCTAACGTTCGACTTCATTCCCCCGACCTCTTTGATTCCCGACCCGGCTTGTCGGAACCTTAAGGGCTTCGTCGGTGCCCGGTGGCTCGCACACGAGTTCATCCTTCCGCTTGATTATGTCAATGCGTTCTTTGAAACCGAGATAAAGATCGGTGGTGGGTCGGAGTCTGGGGTTAAACAGTACAACGACAAAGGTCAGGAACTCACTCCCTCCGCCAGTGCCGAAGGCGAGAAAGAAGACCCGTTGTGCAAGCCGAAGGTCTGTCTCTGGTGCGTCCTGAACCTCGACGACAAGACCCAGTTCTTCATCGTCGACGGCTACAACAAGTACGCGATGGAGCCGGAACGGCTGACCCCCGAAATCCGTGGCTTCTGGCCGATTTTCGCTTTGACGTTCAACGACGTTGAAGTCGTTGAGGGGACAAAGGCGTCGGTCTTCCCGCCCTCGGATGTAACCCTCATGCGGCACGCGCAGAAGGAGTGGAACCGGACGAGGAACGACCTGAGAGACCAGAGAAAGGCGTCGGCTCCGGTCTATGTCACCGGCAAAGGCTGGCTCACAGAGGAGGACCTGGCCAACATTGTCAATGCCAACCCGAACAGCGTTGTCCAGCTCGAAGGCGCGAACCGGGGTGAGGATATAACCAAGCTCTTAACCCGGCTCCCGGTCGCTCCCATCGACCCGTCGATGTATGACACCCGCCCGCTCGAAGACGACATTCTCCGCTCGGCGGGACTTCAGGACGCCAACCTCGGTCCCGCGAAGCCGAATGTGACCGCCACTGTTGGTAACATCGCCGAGCAGTCCCGCATGAGCATGGCGTCGTCGAACATCGACGATCTGGACGACTTCCTTTCAATGTTGGCTCGGGCATCTGGTGAGATGATGCTTCAAGAGTTCTCCCCAACTACCGTCGTCCGCAAGTGCGGACCCGGCTCCGTCTGGCCCAGTGAGGGCGACAGGGCCGACTTTCTCAACCGTATATACCTCGAAATCCAAGCGGCGTCGAGTGGCCGGCCGAACAAAGCGGTTGAAATCTCGAACGCACAAATGCTCGGCCCACTCCTGCTACAGGCCGGTGCGAACCCGATGTTCCTTGTGAGGGAGTTCGTCAAACGCCTCGACGACCGCCTTGACCCGGAGGAAGCCTTCCCGTTGGTCCCGACCCACCCTGCGACCCCGGGTGGCATGGCTATCGGCAACATGATGGCACTCGGCAACCAGGGACAGGAACAAAAGACCCCCGACGGTTCTCCCGTCCCCAACCCTGCCAACCAAGGCAAGTGATTTATGGAACCAACAAACCCGGACGCTAACACCGAGCTGGAGTCGTCCACCGCTCGAATCGACGATAAAGACCAGACCGGAGCCCCGTCAACTTCCGGCGAACCGCAGCAAACTCCACCGAAGGAGCCGACTATGCTGGACGCTGTGAAAGCGAAACTAGCAAAGGCGGATTCGGACCCGGAACCGAAGAAAGCAGCGGATAGCGCGTTAGATTCACCGGTTGAATCTAACGGAGCAAAGGAACCCGGTAAGGAAGAACCTCCGGTTCTTGAGGAACACGAGACTGAGAAGCCTCCGTTTCACGAACACCCCGCATGGAAGCGGGTTTTGAAAGAACGAGACGACGCTCGGGCGTTGGCTGAATCGACGAAACCACTGATCGAGAAGCAACAGGAGATTGATAACCTGTGCAAGACGCACAACATCAACCTCCAAGAGCTGCTCGAAGTCGCGGTCCAACTCGATACCGAACCCGACAAAGCGTTGGCAAAGCTGGAACCGATCGTATCCGCCCTTCGTGGGTTGACCGGGAAGGCAAGCCCGACGGAACTCGCACCGGATTTGGCCGGACGGGTGAAAGAGGGAGTGCTCGACCCGGAGACGGCAGCGGAGATTAACAAACTCCGGCTGCAAAACCAGCGACTGGAAGCGCAGGGAAAGCGGACGACTCAGTCGACCGCGCAACAACAGGCCCAGCAACTCGTTGCTAACATGACCACTGCCATGAACACATGGGACGAAGCGAAGCTAAAGACGGACACCGACTTCGAGAAAAAGCGCGATCTCATCCAGGACCGCTGGTTGAAGCTTAACGCCGTTTCTCCTGTCAAAACCGTTGAGCAGGCCGTCGCCCTGTGTGAGCAAGCGTGGAAAGAGGTGACCGAAAGCCTCTCGAAGTTCCTCCCTCCAAAGCCTGCGCGCAAGGCGTTGAATTCAAATGGTTCTTCAATAGCGAACCCCGACGCGGCTCCGGCAAAGACCTTGCTTGAGCACGTCAGCCGTGTTATCAAAGAAAAGCACGGTATCGGATAGAAAGAAACATTCACATGGCGTTAGGTACAACAGTCGCTGCGGACATCGTCTATGCCGCACTTGACTTCTACGTGAAAGGCAAAGCCTTTCTTCAGACGATACAGGACAAGCCGCTGCTCCGGTTTTTGAAAGAGAACCAAAAGGAGTTCGGCGGTGGTCAGGGGAACATCTCCTCCCCGGTTCAAGGAGACTTCATGGCGTCGAATACGTCGGCAGCCGGCTTCTTTGCCGGGTACAGCGAAGACGACGCCTTGACCTTCATGCAGGCACAGAACCTACATCGGGTTTTTTACCCGTGGAGAGAGTGCCACGCTGGGTTGATCATAACAGAGACCGAACTCAAGAAGGACGGTGTCTCGGTGAACGACTCCATGAAGGCGAGCGACCACGCGGAGGCTGAGGTAGCTCGGTTAACCGGCATACTTGAGAACCGCTTGGATGACTACGGCGAGGCGTACAGCCGGGGAAAGAACGTTATGTTCTGGATGGATGGCTCTCAGGACGCCAAGCAGTGCCCCGGAGTCCGGTCGATTCTACAGGATGGTGGCCCAGGTGTGGCCAGCATCGGTGGGCTGTCCTGCACCACGTATAGCTGGTGGAACTTCCGTGCTCGCATGGGAGAACCAACGGCTACGAATCCCGGTCGCATCACGCCGAGTGAGTCCGACCAAACCCTCACAAAGGCCATCCGGCATGAGATTATCCAGCTCAAACGCTACGGCGGCAAGCCCTCCAAGGTGTTCATGGGTTCGGATTTCTGGGACGCGCTGATGCTTGAGGTCCAGGCAAAAGGCACCTACACCCAGACCGGTTTCAAACGCAAGAATGAAATCGGCATGGGGGCGTTCTATATCGACAACCTCGAGTTCGAGTACGACCCCACTCTCGACTCTCTTGGCCGGTCGAAGTTCGCCTACTTCATCGACGGTCGCCGGTTGACCCTCCGCCCGATGGCGGGTGAGGACGACAAGGTGCGAGCGCCTGAGCGTCCGTATCAATACCTCGTTTTCCTTCGGTCCATGACCTGGACCGGCGCACTCGAGGCCACTCAGCTCAACTGCCACGAAATCATGGAGGTTGCATAAGTTATGAAGAACATTCTTATCTCGCTCGGTCTCGCCGCGGTAGTCGGGTTCTCCGCTTCCGGCGTGGAAATCAAGAAGCAGTCGTTCTTTAGGGGTGACACTACAAACATCGCCCTTTACGCCTGGTGCGGGAGTCCGCAGTTTGGTGGGACTGGAACGACTACGACTTGGACAACCACGGCCACAAATGGTATCGTCTTCTACACCGCTGACGGCACCATGCGTTGGCCGCTGTCGGCCACCAACGTCTCTTGGATACCAGTCTCGACTAACGCCGTTTACACCAACGCAACCGCCGGCTGGAACTGGACTACGGTCAACACGAATGTGCTCAACGGGTTCCCGTGGGCCTTTCCTAAGATCGGGACTCTGACAGACGGCAACGTCTCGCCCTCGACGATCTATGTGACCGTCGTCGGCACCAACGCTGCGATGAACTCGGTTCTCGGAGTTACCGTTTATCCCACGATGGACGGGGTTACATACGACTCGACGCATTCGTTCGCGTTCACCGTGACCGCCACCGGCGTTACCCCGGTCACCATCATCACCAACGTTCCGTCCTGGATGCAGTGCTTTAAGGCGTTTATCCCGGTTGTCACGTTGACCACCAACACTACCACCGCTGGCTGGTTACAGGTCCAACAGTTTGGCCTCTGTCAAGCGGCACCGTAGGAACAAACGTAAGCCGGGCCTAGGCTTGTGGGGGGGTTGGTTCACCTGGGTCCGGCTTATTTAACTAACCCAAAACTCAATCCCCGATTAGAACCAAATGAAAACAGCGAGTATACGGTTGCGGCTGACGCAAGAGAATACGGACATAGGGATTGTCGGGGTCACCCCGGCAGAGTTGCAGTTCCTTATCGGGATGTTCCAGCCGATTGTTCAGGACATTCCGGTGGATATGGACAAGCACTTCAAAGAGACCGGGGACGTTACCCGCGACGAGATCGACGAGGTCGCGCGGTTGTGCAGCAAGTACAACCGGGCCAAGGTTATGAAGATGTTCGACGGGAAGAACATGCCGACTACCTGGGAACAGGCGGTCAAAGCCGGGAAGATGTATGGATCGTCCGGTTCCGGCGGGTTTCTCCAGACTAGCGACCCCATCTCCGTCACCCAGATTGGCTAACCCTTATGAACCTCGTTCCCGCCCCACAGTTGCTGAACATGCTGAAGGTCCACACCGGGCATAACCCGGCTGTGGGGACGGCGAACGATACGGTGTTTTACCAGATTCTTTCAGACGTTCAACGCTGGCTTGCCTCCGAGTGGGATTGGCCGTTTCTGCGAACCCGGTTTGATGTGACGCTTAAGGCGTCGACCCGGTTCTTCTCCATGCCGACGGCGCTGGATACCCAACGCCCGATTAAGGTTGAGGTGAAATACAACCAAGCGTGGCAAGAGGTCGACTACGGGATTGGGAGTGACGAGTATAACGATGTCGACAGCGATCTTGGGACAACGCTGGACCCGGTCCAAAGGTGGCAGTGGGGGACGCAGCAGTCGGCGACCAGTGAGACCTCGGAGCAGGGGCAGTTTGAAGTGTGGCCGATTCCTGCGTCGGACGGTCAAATCCTCCGCTTCACCGGGCAGAGGGTGCCTGTATCGCTGGTCGGCTCCGATGGTAACCCAACCACATCCGCCGTCGCTGACCTCGACGACGAACTCATCGTGCTTTTCGCGGCAGCGGAACTCCTTGCTCGGTATGACCAAAAAGACGCTCAGATTAAATTAACCCGTGCGCAGCAGCGGTTGCTGAAACTGCGAGCGATTTACCCGTCTCGGAAACAGGATTACATTCTCGGGTCGGGTCAAAGGGACGACACGCCGAAGCGGGTTGTTCCGTTGGTTATAGTCACCACCCATAATTGATTATGTTAAAGACAGTTGTACCGGCTTACGGGGTTAGCGATCTCCAAGCCACTTCGTTTCCGTGTAACCTCGTCAACCTGCAAGGGTATTTCTCCGGTGCAGCGGACGCGTGGTTGCAGATTCATGATACGACGGACCCCGGTAACGGGGCGATTCCGTTGAAGTCATACCAGTTACAGTCCAAGATGCCGTTCTCGTGGAAGTTCGACCCGAACATTCTTCCTCTTTCACAGGGGCTTTATGTTGCGGTTTCGACCACTGAGGCAACCCTGACCCTCTCAACCGATAAGGCCGATTTTCTGATCGACGTTGAGAAATACGCCGAGCCGTTGAATCCGGCGGCGGCGGTGCACAGCAGTTCGTCCGACGTTGAACAGGTTTGGGCCGAGGCACAGGGTTCCCAGCACCGGCTTTACCGCGTTACAGTCACAGGTCGAACCAACAGCGCCGCATCGTTCCTCCTCGTCTTCGCTGACGATTCGTACGCAACCCGGCCGGTCGTCGCCATCCCAATTGTTTATCTCCAAACCGACCCCGATATCACCTGCGCGCCGATTGACTTCGGCGTCGACGGGTTGAACCCTTCCTCCGTCGTCACCGCTCAGTCCTCCTCCGGCCCGGTGATCGGTCCCCCGGTTCGCAAGACCGGCTGCACCATCGCTCTTTCGTCCAGTCCAACGTCCTATGTTCAGGTCGACTCCAGCGCAACCTTTACCTACTATGCTGCGTAAAATCCTTTCTCTCTTGGTTGTTGTCATATGCTCCGCACCGGCGGGAGTGAGCCTTGGTCAGCCGCTCCCGCCGGAGACGACGGCGTTTACCAGGCAGTTCCTGAAGTCGGCGGACACTAACGCGGCGTATCTCGCACTCGGTATCGCGCCGACTGGGACGGTGTTTGTAGTGACCACTCAGGTGGTGAGTGTGGTTCCCAGTAATATCGTGGGCTCTCTGACTGTGAGCGGCAATGTCACGGCTGCGCATTTCTACGGGGATGGGAGCACCCTGTCAGGGGTTGGTAGTAACAAGTTGTTTGATGTTAACCCAACAATGCGCAAAGCCGCACTCCGTGTACCAAACATGGGCTGGCACGGTGGAGTGTTTTGGACTTACGAGTTAGTTCGACAGATTGCAAACATACTTAATACCAACGGATGGGTTGACCTGGGCTTCAACACCATTACTTTAGATGGTGGGTGGGGGACTAACGATCCTACTTTAGGTGTAATCCCACTTACTGCCTTTGCACCAAACGGTATGCCAGATTTGATAAACATGTTGGCAACTAATAGATGTTATCTTGGCTTACACCTTTATACGACGGAAGACTATCCACCTGTTTGTTATCCAACCAACGCATACTCGGTAGGAAGAACACTAGGAGCGTGGGGTGTTCGTAAGGTTTGGATGGATGGTCTGGATGGGACACCAGAAAGGCCGTTTGATCCTACGTTTCGTTTACTCGCCAACGGCCTCGATGATTCTGTTGCTGCTTCTGGTTACTCGCCTGCGGTGGATATTTACGCAGCTATAGCTTACTGGCAGTATCAAACAAACGCATGGTTGCCTAACATAATCAATGAAATGTATGTGGGGGTGAGTGATACGAGCGGGAGCAATGGTCCGCAGGACCGACAGTTTGCTTTGCTAAATCTGTTCTCCAATAACGTTGCTGTTGGCCCGGGGTTCTTTTTGTATTGTAGTCCCGTTGGGCTACCTGATTTCACTGGTCCAACGTGGTGGAACACCAACTATGCCAGAGCAGATATGGGAACTATGTGTCTGGCTCCTTCTTCTCTGTGTGTTCAAGTATCTAACCCAAACACTTTGGTAACTAATCTTGCGTCCCAGTTCATAACTAATATAGCGGCGATTGCTATAGATCAAGACCCTGCGGCCTTACCGGGGGTTATATTACCGTCGGTGGATAGTTGGACTGATAGCACGAATCAACACATAATTGTTCGTAAGTTGGCCAACGGTGATGTGGCTATTGGGTTTTGGAATTTGAAGACCAATGCAACTGGATCGTTTGCTGTGGCACTAACCAACATCCCTGGTATTTACACTAATACTGTTTTTGTGCAAAATATCTTTGACAAGACCAATGGTTACTGTACAGGCCAGCTAAGTAGCGTGGTTAATACCGGGGGATTTAACTTGTACCGTTTAAGCGTTGTTGGTCCTGTTACCAGTGTTACTCAATCCATAGTAACTAATAACTTTTTTGAGGTTCCGCTTTTCACAACCTATGGTGCAAACTTGTTGACCTTTGATGATGGTAGCGGAATCACGGGTCAGGCAAACGCAAAGGCATTAAGACTAGCCGCAGCCGGGGCCACTTTAGGGATATATAACCTTCCCCAAGAGAAAATTGCCGGTTTTACTAAACTAGATATAATAACAGAGTGTTTTACTCGATCTCCTGGTACACCGGGGATGACGGAAAAGATTTATGCTGCGGTCGAGTCTTGGACAACTGGGGCTAGTGGTGGGCCGTATTCAAGCACATCTAGTTTAGTGCTCACTAACGCAAGCACTATATATTATATCACCAATTCGGCGTTATCTCTTGTAAGCACGAACTGTACGGCTCAGTTAGTGGTTGGGTGGAATTCTACAGCCAACGGGGATTCTGGTAGTATGTCATGGATACAATCCATCTCCGTGAATGCTCATAATTAATTGTCATAACTCCCGAAGACAATAACATGAAAACAAAGAACAACAAGCGACAAACCACTAAGGACCGAGTTGCGGCCTACGACAAGTCAATCGAGCAAGCCTATAAACGACTTGTCGCGTTATGCAACCGCCAACTATGGGCCGCAATGGGCAAGTGAGGCTGTTTTTAACAACGCTGGCGCTCGCGTGCCTTACGGTCAGGGCGGACTTTATCCCCGCTGACCGGATGATTCCGTGGGTACGCGGGGTGACGGTGGGGGTGCGTGGGGGTATTCCGACCAGGACGAACCTGGTTAGTATCCTTGATTACGGAGGGACTACTAACCGCGGGACCGTGACCGGGACGATCGCGCTCAATAGTTACACCCTTACCGTTTCTAGCCAAGGAGATTTCGCCATCGGTCAAAGTGTTTATGTTACTGGCGCTGGAATCGGCACCCCTTGGGGCGGGAAGTGTGCAATCGTTACCAACATCGTGGGAAACACTTGGTCGCTGAACAGCCCAGCGTACGTTGGCGCAACGAACGCTACCGTCCGGCATGATAATGGCTTAATAGTGAACTGGATGGACTATCAACACGTTACCGCCGGCGATGTGATATATGTACCGAAGGGTCGATACCTAGCTTATGATGGTGTGGTCCTGCGAGACGTAGCTGATATTACATTCCGTTGTGAATCCTCAACCAACGCTTTGGACCAATGGGTTTACTGCGGTTCTCAGTCCTTCGCTTTTGAGATTGGTCGAGACGCCGTGAGTCAGTTGGATTACTGGTATGTCAGTCAAGCGCAGAAGGGCTCAACCACGATTACCCTTTACAGCAACGCTAGCCAATACGGCACGACGATAGTTCCCAATACCGTGCTCCGGGTGTCTCAGTTGAACGGAACGGACGATGTAATGCGGGTATGGTCAACGGCTGGCTCGGAGCATATCGTCGGGCAGGCTATACACGTTGACGGCGTTGATGGAACAAACCTGACTATAGCACCGCCGTTATCTTGGTCTTACACAAATCAGTCAGTGTTGACCATTAAAGATCATGGTCCTATGGGTTTGTCCACCCGCAGAGTTGGGATTGACGGGTTGAACCTTACCTTGACCAACGTTGAGACGGGGGAGTCGGTACCCTCTGGCGGTAATGGTGGGGCAGTATTCGTAACCGGAAGCTGCGACTGTTTTTTAACCAACTGCTCGATTACTTACTGCTCCGGTGACCATTTGAAGGCGTCATCGAGTGTGGATTTAGAGATAGATCGGTGTTACATTGCGAAGATAATGGAGTTGTTACACACTCAAACCGGGTTCGACCATGCGCTGTGCTCGGGTACCCTGCTCCAGAACAACGTCTTCGACGGGTGTAACTGGAGCTACTACGTATTCGGCTCCACCGTTGGCTGCGCTTACTTCGCAAACCTTTGGACCAACTGCATCAACCGAGCGGTCGACATGCACGCCTCGCATGACTTGATGAACCTGTATGAGGCAAACGTTTTCAACGCCGAGGTAGAGGCCGATGGGTTAACAGGAAGCAATAGTCATCAAACGTGGTTCAGGGACCGCATCATGAACATCAGCCTGATGCGCTGGAACACGTTTATGAACATCGTTAGCTGCGTGATGGGGTATACGAACCTAGTTCTAGTTTCTAACGGTATTTCGACTAACGACTATGCGGAAGAGGGTTACGACTGCGGAGCCCCCCTCGACTTCCCGATGATGAACTTTGGGAGTCCGTTTATCGGCGGGGCGTGTGCTCACACGGGGACGACTCCTCCTATCTCATGGAACTATCCCGGAGATTCGTTTCAGACTTACACCAATCTGAGTTACTACATAACCAACACTCTGGTTCAAACCACAAACCTCACTGGCGACTTCTCCGGTTGGCCACTTGGCTCTCCCAACGCTTACAACCTGATATTTCAGGACTCGGTGGATACGAACTTCTACCACACTCTGAGTCAGCAGTTGGACCCCGGACTAGCTCATTTTGAGAATCTGTATGCCGTGTCTATCTCCACGACCAACATGATTCTGTCGTATCCAATAAACGTTACCAACGGCTGGCGAATGTTTAGCTCCTGCTCCTATCAGTACCCCCAGTGGCAGCAGGACCAGACCAACAACTACATTCTGCACGCTTTAGAGTGGCAGACCTATGATCATCCGACGGCCCACTGGATTACTAACTCAACAATTACGGACCCGTCACCGGCCTCCTTGTTATACACCAACGGCGCACCCGAATGGTGGGGCACGAACCGATGGCCCGCGATTGACCCGTATGGCACTCCGTTCGAGGCACCGATTCCGGCTGAGCTGTGGTATGTCGGGATTTCAAGCGGGACGTTGCCGACCAATCAGCCTCCTCCGACGGTTAACACCAATCTAACCATTACCTCAACACCAAGTTGGAAGGTCATCTTCTGACTATACAAATATGCCCGAATCGAAAACAACAATATGGAATGCGGCGATCTCTGTTCTGGTCGCAATCTGCCTTGCTCTCACCGGGTGGGGGTTGTCGTCTATCGTGGAACTCCGGGCGCAGGAGGCGGAGTGCCGGTCTTTGGTGGCATCGCACGCTGAGAGGATAACCAGTCTTGAGGACAAGGGAAGCCCGGCGTTACAGAAGGAGACAGCCGGCAACGTAGCGGAGCACGCTGCCCTTAACAAGCGGATTGATGAAACGAGGGCGGACTACGGACAAAGGATTCAGTATATAACAAGCCTTCTGGAACGTCTTGTTCAACAGCAAACCGAGTTAATCGCCTACCTTAAGGCGAAGGAGATGCAAAAGCCGTGAGTCTGCCAGCTTTTATACTCGCAGCGGGGAATGTTCTGATCGGAACCGGGTCGATCTCGGCGGTTACCTTGGATGGTAGCCAGATTGTATTTCGGTTGAACGATGGGAATGAACTGCCCGTTACCTACTCCGACCCGGGAGCAGCGTCGGCAGCGTTTGTCACTTTCACCTCGACGATTGCGGAGACGCCGATTGTTTACGGAGTTGACCCGTCCGCACCCGTCCTGTCCAGTACCGGGTATGTCGTCACCGTCATCGGGGACTTCTTCTCGACTAATGCGCCGCTGATCACCGTCAACGGGGTACCAATGACCACTTCCTACGTAACCGCCAACGCTCTCAGCGTCATCCTCCCGTCAGGTTCGCTCGCTCCGGGTCGGTACGACGTGGTCTACACCGATGCCAACGGCGGTACTTATACCCTCTCCGGTGGACTGAACGTTTCATAGCCGTTTGTTTCACCGAGTGAAAATAACCATTTTATGGTAATCGACACGAGTAAGCTATTCGCGGGAACGTGGTCCGCGATCAAATCAAACCCCAAGACCACGATTGGCGGAGTTTTGTACGGTATCGCCAAACTTGGGAACAGTCCAGCAAAAGCAACGTGGCCCTCAAAGGCTGCCGTGATAGATTCTTGGTCGCAAGCGATTGAGGCGTTTGCGGTTTTCTACCTTGGTTGGTCGGCGGGAGATGCGTTGAAAGACGAAGGAAAAGCAAATGAAGTTAAGAAATCCAATCCCAGTGTTGGTGTTGGTGTTGGTGTTGGCCACTAGTGGCTGCACTGCGCCGAGTACGTCCGGGTTATCCAACCTCCATGCGAACATGGCGGTGAATTACGGCGGGCTTTATGGTCCGATTTCCGGGGTGGTCCTTGCCCCAATGCCGGGTCAGACAGCATCGTATGACTTCAAGAACCAGATTTACACTGTTTCTTGGGTCGGGACGAACCTGCCATCGACGTACGCGACAACGAACTCTCTACAACTCCCACAGAAATGACGATCACACAGGTTAATGGATTCGTCCCGCAGCCGGGCATGATGGGGAGTGTTAACCATTATGCCTTTATCAGTGGGGGAATCGAGTACTTCACCCGTTGGTGGCGTGGGACCAGCTCTCCGCCGGTTTCTCACTCGTTGACTGCGTCCAGTTCGTCCTGCTGTGTTGAGGCGAACGCGGACGGGGTTGACGAGGACAATCTCAGTGTCTACAACGACGCCGCTTACGCACTCTACTGGCGGACTCCGTGGTTCTGGACGCCCGAAATCGGGGATGAGTTAGCCGCTGAGGCCCGCCGGTTTATCGGGTTCAAGTACGACTTCGGTCTAATCGCGGCCGACGCGCTTAACTACGACGTCATCGGGCATCTTATCAACGGTCTGACCGGAGACGCGCTTGATCGGTTTCTTACCCGGTTAGCCGACTCACCCCGGCTGATGATCTGTGATAAGCTGTGTGTAGTCGTTATGCAGAACGTCTGCCGGAAACTCGGCATCCCGTTGAAGGGATCACTGCTTCTTCCCGCGAGGGAGTGTAACCCACAGATGCTGTTCTGCGATGACGAACTATACCAGCCGGGTGCAATACTTGTCGCGTAACATGAAGATTAGATTTATACTAGCGTTGTTGTTCCTTTGTCCGCTCCGCCCGGTCTTCTCCGGGATTATTACCGGATGTGTGACTAACGGTCTTGGACAGCCTGACAGCTCGTCCTTGACCTTTACTCCAGTC